ATGCATGCGGTAGTTCGCGAACTCGACAGCAAGCAACCGGCGACGAAGCAGCGGCCGCGCACGGTGCGCGCGAAGCTCACGATCGTCAAACCGAACAACGCACCGACGCCTGTCGACATCGAGCACATCGCACTCACCGCGCTGCTCGCACATCTGAGCGCGCGCGGCTTCGCGCCGCTGTCGATCTTCAACGGCGTCGACGTCGTCCCCTTCACGACGAACGCGCGCGCGATCGATCTGCTCTTGGCCGCCGAGCAATCCACGCTCATGGTGCAGGCCGAGCACGGCAACCCGCACGGCATCTTCATCGTCCCCGGCAACGGCGCGGACATCGTCGGCGCGTGGGCGTTCGATGACGGCGACGCGGACCACTTCAACGCGGCGATGATCGAGTTCGATCGAGTCGCTTGCGGCTGATTTCGATTTTGCGGCAGGGCGTGGCAAGGCCGGGCATGGCATGGCCAGGCGAGGCACGGCATGGGCTGAAAACAGCCTACAGCGCATCGGTGACGGCGCGTTGTGGGGTGCGAGAGCGCCAGCGAGGCTAGGCGAGGCGGGGCTAGGCGCGGCCCGGCAAGGCATGGCGAGGCAAGGCATGGGCCGACAACGGCACTTCAAACAGGAGAAATTCCAATGGCAACGATGACCGTAATGATCAAGGGAACGCGACCGATGCTGATGCATTCGCTGCGGCTCTTGAACAAGATGGACCCGCTCACGAAAGAGCGTTCGCGCTACACGTCAATCAAGAAAAAGACCGATGCCGACGAAGTCGAAATCCAGCGTATCGACTGGCTCGGCGCGCTCTACCACGACGACGAGCTCGGCCCCTACCTCCCCGCCGAGAACATCGAGGCTGCCATTGTCGAAGGCGCCAAGCTCTCGAAGGGCGGGCGCGACGTGAAGCGCGGCGTGTCCGTGCTCGAGGATCGCGTGCGCCTGGACTACGACGGTCCGCGCGACATCAAGGCGCTCTACAACGGCGGCGATTCCCGCTTCATCGATGCGCGTGGCGTTCGCAACCAGGCATCGCGCGTGATCCGTTGCCGACCGATCTTCCTGCAGTGGGCAGCCACATTCACGGTGAGCTTCGACACCGCTGTCATCAAGGATGCCGACACGCTGATCGGATTCATCGCCGACGCTGGTCGCTTCTGCGGGATCGGCGACTACCGGCCGCGCTTCGGTCGCTTCGACATCGTCGAGACGCGCCAATGAGCATCCAGCGCCTTCCCGCATGGCGAAACGTCGAGGACGCAATCCTTAGCGGCACGTACACGTACGGCGATCTCATCCCGTACGGCGAACTTTTTGCGATGCTCGGCATGCCCAAGCCGGAATTGAGCGATCGCGCCGACGCAATGGAGTCGTGGCGGCTGTCCGTTCTGCAAGAGCGCGCTTCGCTCGTCGAGCACATGCTGAAACAGCACGCGATGATGCTCGAAACCGAGAATGGCGTCGGCATTCGCATCCTGCTTCCGTCCGAGCAGACCGGCGCTGCCGAGCGGACACTGCGCAAGGAACTCACGCGGTCGCTGCGCGCGCACCGCGATCGAATTTCCAACGTCGCGTATGACCGACTCACGCCGGCGCAGCAGAAAGAGAACACCGACGCACAGGTGCGCATCGCGCAGCGCGTCGACGCATTGCGAGCGATCGAGCATTCGCGCTTGATCGCGAAGCCGAAGTAGAACACGAACTCCAACTCGAACACGAACCCAGAGCACGAACTCGAACTCATCGATTTTCCATTTTCCCAATTGAGGAATCATCGAATGAACAAGAGTCGCCTTCCCTTCATGCTGTCGCTCCTGTTCGGCACGTTCGCCGCGGCGGGCTCGTGCGACACGATCTTCGCTTCCGGCTTCGAGAAGTCGCCGCCGGCGGCGCGCATCATCGAGTTCACCGTGCTCGAGTACCTGCGGGTCGAAACGGTCACGTGCGAGACGTGGTCCGAGACGTTCGACTTCCACCAGATGGGCAACTTCTCGGGGTCGAAGTGCACGACGACCGGCCCGATTACGAGCCAGGCGGGCACCGGCGGCGCGCAGGTCAACGCCATGTTCGCCATGAACGACGGCTCGTCCATCGCGCTCACCAGCTGCCTCGTGCAGGGCGTGGCCGGCTCCGGCTCGTCCGGCGGCGCGATCGTGACGTTCACGCTCGACTGCACCTGAGTGCGCGAGTCGGCCGCCTCGGCCGGCTCGTCTCAATCTATGCGAAACCATCCCCGCACGCTCCCCTCCCCGGCCATCGAGCCGCCCTGCCGCAGTGGGTCGAACTGCTGTCGGGCGATCGTGGGCCGGGAACTCGGGCATGCGCGCCGCCTTGCGAGCTGCCGCCTGAGATCGCGCGCCGGCATGCAGCACATGGCCGTCCCGCACATTCAGGAAGTGCCGTCGGCGATGGCGGCGTTGTGACCCTCGCCCGCAACGAAAGGGGATGCCCCATGCAAAAGAAGATGGACGCGCCGGCCCTCGCAGAATCGACCCTGATGCGAGCCCTCGACGCGATCGTGTGCAAGATCGACGGCCCGAACTTCCATCGGTGGCTGCGCGAGCGCAACGTCGGCAAGCGCGATCTGCAATCCGCGTTCGACAGCTACCTCGCCGAGATCGGGCTCGCCGCCGAGTACGGCGCGGCGGTGCTCGCGATCGATGCCGCGGTCGAGGCCGGCCGCACGGAGCCGGCAAGCGTGGTGCCGCTGCGGAGGGTGAAGTGAGTCTCTACCCGAGCGAACGAGCGCGCCAGCGCATCATCGATCGCTATACGCCACCGGCCAGCGTCGACGAGCCGGTGCGTGAGTCGCGCGTGCCGGACGCGGCATGCGCGCACTGCGGCGCGGTGCATGGGCGCCACCAGCTTGGGCGCGTGTGCGGTGGTTGCGGCGTCGGCGTGGTTGCGCGGTTGCCCGCCGATCGCTGGCAGTGGTGCCGAGCATGCAGCGGGCGCGGTGCGTGCTGCTCCGCCTGCAACTGGCACGGTGTGGTCCTGCGCCCCAACGGGGCGCCGCGGGAGGCCCTTCCCGCATCCACTTGATTTCTATAGCGCCTTGTGGCAGGCTGATTCCGCTCCCCGACAAAAGGGGGAGTCGGGCTTGGTCGCCCGAACCATGAGGCGCGCAAGCGCCCATCGCTCCGATGACGGCGCTTTTTTCATGCCTGCCGCCATCGCTGCGGCGGGTCATGCGCACAGCGCACCTGCTTTGCGGCGGGCGGCGCAGGGAGGGCGCAAGCCCTGCCGGTCCTCATGCCGGTCGACCAACCTTGCGTCGTCCGTCACCCCGCTTGGTCGCGATGTGGCGGACTCTCTCGACCCATGAGGATCCAGCCATGTCCGCAGCCGCTGCCGTTTCCGCACTTCCCGCCTTCCTGAGCCTTTCGTTCATCACCCGCGTCAAGCGCGGCAAGCGACCGGCGAGCACCTGGAACATTCCAGCGCCGTCCGAGAGCTACATCGAGGCGCAGCGCATCTGCCCCGACGGCGACAAGCTCGAGCGCGACGACGCGCTCTACAACATCGGCTGCCAGCAGGGCGCGGCCGCGGCGCACGAGTACCTCACTGCCATGCGCCGGAGCAGCCCGATCGACGACTGCGGCGGATGGCTGCAACGCATCGCGCTCGAAATGTTCGCGGCCGAGCGCACGCCGCTCCTGCGCGGCCAGATCGTCGGGTTCTTCACCGAGATCGAGGCGACGATGGAAGGCAAGGTCTGAGTCTCGATCGGTGCGACATGGGCCGCAGAGAATGCGGCCCATGGACACGACGAAGGCGACCACGAAGAAGGCCCCGGCGACGCCGGGCGGCAAACGCAAAGCGAGGCCGGCGCCGCGCTGGCCTCAGTACCCAGAGTCCTATGTCTACGCGCGCGGGCGCAGCTCGGGCTGGCGCTCGAGCGAGCGGAACGCGTAGGCCCACGTAGGAAATCGCCCATAGCGCACGCGCGCCCCGCTGTCGCACAATCCGCGGCGTCCTCGACGAACGGAGCCGCGCATGCGTTACCTCGCCCTCGCCCTGCTACTGGCCGCGCCGATTGCGGCACACGCGACCGACAAGCCGCGGATCGCGGCGGCCAAGAAGGCCGTCGCGGACCTGATGAAAGACCCAAGCTCGGTGCAGTTCCGCAAGATTCGCTTCGGCACTACCGACAAGGTTGTATGCGGCGAGGCGAACTCCAAAAACTCGTTCGGCGCATATACTGGCTTCATGCCATTTTTCGTCGTCGATGATGACGTCACACTCGTCAAAGGCGACGGCACGCCAGGCGACGACATGATCGTTCATATGTACAGCACCTTCTGCCCGACGAAGCCCTAAACCGCCGGCGCCGGTACCGGATACTCGAGCACCACTCCGCCGCCACCGTCGAAGTATGGCCCCGACTTCTGCCCGAGCTGCGGCACCTTCGTCGCGACACCAATGATCGCCGTGCGGTGCATGAGCTGCGCGCTGAATGCGCCGCTGTCGTCGAGGTAGCGCGGCACGTAGACGCACGGCTGCGCGCGATCCATCAGCGCGATCACCTGCTCGTAGTCGAGCGCGCTCGCCGACGTGTTGCCGAAGTAGGCGTTCTGATCGTCGACCGGGAAGCGAAACGAGAACGTGCGCCGCGGCGGCGGCACATAGGCCGAATAGCCCTGCCCGCTGCTGCTCATGTTCGGCTGCGGAGGGTCGCCCCAGGTCAGCGTCCATCCGGCCGCGACCTGCACTTCCGCCGCCTGCGCGATGACGGCCTCGCCGGTCGTGAAGGGCGCGGCCGCCGCGATCGCCGCAACGCCGTTCACGTCGTTCCAGATCTGAATCTCGCAACCCGACACCGCCGACGCGCCTGTATTCACGCGCAGCCAGGCGTTGCGTCCGCCGTGGATGCCGGCAATCGCACGCTGCGACGCCGCTGCCATGCTCGGCGAATACGGGTAGGTGCCCGCCGTATCGGACGGCCGGCGAAAGGCTACGCTGACCTTCGTCCCCGCGGGAAGCGACATGCCCATGAGTCCGACGAGCCCCGGCACAATCGCAGTCGACCAGTCGTAGCGCAGGCGGAAGATCGACGACGTGTTTTGCGTGCCGGTGATCCATGTGAACGAGGTCAGCGTGTCGGGGCGGCCATCGCCGAGCTGCGCGGTGTCCGACACGATCGCAGCGCCGTTCGCCGTGTTCACGCTCCAGGTGCCGCCCTGCGGCCTGCCGTATCCGAGCAACATCAGTACACCCCCTTGATCTGCAGCTTGCCGTCGGCGTCGTAGAGCGCGGTGTCGCCGACGGTTACGGCCTTCTCGTCGAACCCATGATCGGGCAGGTGCAGGATCACCACGTCGCCCGGGTAGAGCTGCTGTGGCGCGACCGCGATGCCGTCGCCGATGGAATCGCCGCCGCCGTCATATAGCGCATCGAAGGTCACGGCCATGCGCTTGACCTGCATTTGGCCGCACACGTTGTCGGTCTCATGCCGAGCGGCGGCGAGGTTGTCGACGCGGATCATGCGGCGGCCGTTGCCGCTGCGCTTCAAGTATTCCTGCGCGGGCGCGAGCGTCGACGAGAACTGATACTGCCCCTCGCCCGTGTAAGCATTGCGAATCGCCGCGGTTACGAGTGTTGTGTCGCTGACGAAATCGCCGTCGGCGAACGGCTCGCAGTTCGGACGGCTCCAGAACTGAGTCGTGAAGCCATCTGCAGCGACAGGATCAATTGCGAGCGTGTCGACATTGACATTCGCATACGTGAAACGCGCAACCGGGGGCGGAGCCAGCGGCGAGTCCGGCATGCGCCACCGTTTGAAGCGGATCACCCCGAACTCGTCCTCGAACATGATGGCGCCGTACTGGTCGACAATGTCCTGCAGCACGTCGCGCACGTTGGGCGTGTCCTCGTAGCGCAAGCTCACGCCGTGCGTGGCCTGCCCCGTCTCGGTGGCGAGTGCATCGAGGTCGGTCGCGCTGTAGATGCCGGGATCCTCGCCCTCGATCTCGACAAGGATGTCGTGCACAGCGTCCTTCGGCAGGATGTCGGCGAGCGGCAGGCTCTGGAACTGCCCGAGCAATTCGATGCTGACTTCGTGCACCTCGATCAGGCCAATACCAGTCGCCGATCCGGCCGTGCTGCCGCTGCTGGCAGTGCCGATGATGTAGAGCGACTTGGAGCCGCCGCCGGTTGGTACGGTGAAGTCGAACGTCTGGAAGTAACCGAATCCGTTCGACCCCTGCCCGTTCGTCGAAATGGCGACGCCGTGCGCGCTGACCGCGTCGAGCGGATCGTTCGACAGGTCGGTGCGCAACATCAGGCCGCCGGTGCGATGAGAGCTGCCGACGAGTGGAGGATCGGACTGCGCCGTGAGAATCCCAATTTTCAGGCGGTAGGATCGGCCAGCGAGCAGCGGCGGCGTCGTGACCTTGATCCAGTCGCCGTACTTCGGCGTGGTCGGGTGCTCCGGGTACCACGGCACGATCGTCTTGAGTCGCAAGACGTTCTTCCCGCCGCCGGCGGCAATGCGCATGATCCATGCGCTCGCGTTGTTCGAGAACGTCCACCCGCTCGGCGGGGTCGAAGTCTGCGTGTTCGCGGTGACGGCCCAGGTCGCGAAGTCGCCAATGCTGGCGAGCACGTCGGACGCTCCGGGAATGTCGTATTGCTCGCCCACGCTCGAGCAGTCGACGCCAATGCGACCTTCCGGCATGACCTCGAACTGGATCCCCTCATGGTCGAGCGCGGGCGTGTACTGAGGCGGAAGCGCATTCGGGTCGAGCGGCGCGCCGCTGTCGCTCGCGAGCGTGATGTTGGTCTGCGGCGCGTCAGCGAGCAGGAACAGGCGGTCGGGCTCGCTGAGCAGCTTGGGTCGGACGTTGCGCTGCGCGCCGCGCCCGAACGGGACGACCGAGCCTGCCGACGCGGCATCGTAGAACGGCGGGATGCGCCGCATCTTCATCGGACGGTCGAGTCGCGCGAGCGTGCCGCGAAGCACGACCTGAATCAGTCCGCGCGCGAGCGATATCGACTCGACCACGCCCGTCAGGATCGTCACAGCGGCCGCGAGCGAGCCGGCGACGCCGCCGGGCGAGCGCACGCGCTGCAGCACGAGCGTCGAGTCGCGCACGTCGGCCGAAAGAAGCGAGTTGAATTCGCCGGTCGAGTTGTCGAGCACGAGCACGGACAGGGACGTCGAGCCATCGCCGTCGCTGTCGCGAAGGTGCCACGGCCGCGGCCCCTTTTTCACGAGCACCTTATCGGCGCCAACCATGAACGGTCCGTACGGCGTGCTCGCAGGCGTATCGGTCGGAAGCGTGTGAAACGCCTCCTGCACCATGGCGATGCGGATTACGTTGAAGCCAGCGGTCTGCTGCGACCATCCGTTACGCCATTGGCGCGCGCGGTCCATGCGCCACTGCCCGAAGTTGAACTTGCCTGACACATCGCCGGGCGCCGAGCTGCCGATGCTGAAACTCGGGTACCACGCCTTTCCGACCGGCAACGACGTTGTCGCGATGACGCTGCCGCTGCGCAGCCATTCGACGTACGCCAGCGACGGCTCGAGGTGCAGATGCAGTCCAACCGGAATGCGTTCGTCGATCGTCGCGCTCAACGCGGCGATCGCGCCTCCGTTGTTGTGGATTTCGCCATTTGCGCACACCAACCCATAGCTGCGCAGGTCGCCGCCGGTGTAGGTCGCGAGGTTCGCGCTGTCGTCGGTCGTGATCCCGAACGAGGTAAGGTCGACGAGCGGATCGCGGGATGTCGACCAGAAGTAGCCCTCGTATGCGAAGTCGCCCGACATGGCAGGCAGCGTGCCGACGATCTTGCGGTTGAAGTCGCAGTCCGCCGACGTGGTGAAACTCAGATCCTCATCGTCGAGCAGCAGGAACTCGCCGACGCGGTTGCGATCGAGGTAGCTGTAGATGCGGGAGGTCACGTCATCCCACCTGCACGCGCCATCGTCCGATGGTTCCGTCTTTCCATAGCAACGCAAATCGCTCCGCCGGGACAACAAAGTTAGCGTCGAGCGCAAATCGATTCGCGGCGGTAGTCTCGGTGCCGGAGTTGTTGACGATAGTCACAGTCGTGTTGCTCTGATTCAAAAGCATCACTTTGCGCGCGTTCGATGCGCCATTGATGAACCCATGGATGTTGGCGGTTCCGCCGCCGGATCCAGTAAGGCGCACGACGTCCGTACCTGCGGCGGCCGATGAAAATGCTGTGTTAGTTAGACTGCTGCCGTTCGTAACTGCAATGCTGATCTCCGTCGAATATTGGACCGCAGCCGCAGTGCAATGGCCGGTGCCGTTGAATGTCAGGTTGTCGTACGTTGCTGCCGACACGCCTGACGTGGCGTGCGAAAACGTGAATGTCCCTGAGAAGAATGCAACGGTTATCTGCGACGATCCGTTGAGCGTGAAGGAGGAGCCTGCGTTTCCGTTGAGGCTTATTGTCGGCGTGCTCCACGATCCATCGCCACGAAGAAATGTCGCGCTGCTTGGCGTGCCAGTTGCGGAGATCGTGCCCATGGTGACGCTCGCCCACGAGCCATCGCCGCGCAGGAAGTTCGTTGAGCCCGCGGTGCCGGAAGCCGAGATCATCGGCATCGTGATCTGCGTCCATGCCAGCACGCCGCCACTCGTTCTGGCGAGCACGCGATTGTTCGTCGTCGCTTGGATCGCGGTCGCTGCCGCGGTCGATCCCGTCGCGTTGCCCATGACGGTGCATGCGGCGAGCTGCGGCGTGAAGTCGATCGTGAACTTCGATCCGTCGAAAGCGCGCGTCACTGAGCCGACGCATAGCCCAGAGAAGTCGTACCGCGGCACGGCGCCTGACGCACCGACGTCGACGCCGTTGAGCTGTGCGAACCCGATATTGCGATTCTCGCGAGCGATCAACAGCCAGGCGACCGTGACGTGCGCGCCGAGCGAGTCGTAGACCTCCACGCCCATCGACCAGTCGGTGTCGTCGCCGGAAAAGCTCGCCGGCGTCGTTCCCGTGATCAACCATCCGAATCCGAGCCTATTCCGCACCAACTGCAGCCCGGTCGGAAACGTGCCTGCTGGCACAACCCGATACGGAGGAACGCCGGCGGACCAGTACGTCGACAGGTCGATTGAAACTGGCGTGTTGACGAATATCTCGACCGGGTCAGAAGGCGGCGTGTCGTCGAGCACGTCGCGGATGTCGAACGCGAGCTGCACGACGCACGTCGCACCCGTTCCAGAATCGGTGCCAGTGATCGTCGCGTAGCTGATGCCGTACGGCGCCGTCGGCGTGCCGGTGACGTCCGAGCCAGCGATGCTGAGGCCAGCCGGCAGCGTGCCCGCGCTGTGCGCCCAGGACATCGTCCCCGTCGCGCCACTGGCGGTCAGCGCGAACTCGTACGCGATGCCGATCTCGCCAATAGGCGGCGTGCCACCCGTGAACACGACCGGCGACGTCGCCTCGATCGAGAACTGCAGGTACGCCACCGTCGACGACGAGTCCTGAACTTCGGCATCGATCGTGTACTTGCCCGTGTCCGGCGCCGTGAACGTCAGCGCGCCCGTGGTCGAGTCGACAGTGATCCACGCCGGCGGGTGATTGACGAGCGCATAGACGTAGCCGCCAGTGCCGCCCGACGCGACGATCGCACAGTTCGTCGCCGCGACGCCTGCGACCGGCTGCGTCGGGAACGACGGTCGCAGGGTGAGCGCGTCCGCGCTCTGCGGGTTCGTCGTGATCGTCGCGATGAGAACGGCGCGGCCCATCAGCGGCGCTCCTTGATGCGCTGTTCGAGCGCACGGCCGCCGGCAGCGCTGCCGAGCTGCCGAACCTCGTCCGTCGTTCCGGCGACGGCCGCGACGACGTCAGGCGATCCCTTGCGCGCTTCCTCGACCAACGCCTGCAGGAGCGCGCGCATCGCCTTGAGTTCGTCCGCGCTGTCCTGCGATGCCTTCGCAGCCTTGGTCGCGAGGGCTGCGCCGTTGGCGGCGGCCGGCGAGCTCCCCTCGTCCACGGTCGGCAATCCGCGACCGCCATGCCCGCGCGGATCTTGCGCGATCGGCAGGTCGTGCCCGCCAGCGTGCGTTCCGGGATTGTCGATCGGCGACCCTGCGTTTACCGGAGTCGTGTCGACGCCGGTGATGCGATCGCCGAGTTCGCGGATGGCGTCCACGATGGATGCCGCGCCATTGCCCTGCGCCTCGATCTGCGCCTTGAGGTTGTCGCCATAGGCCTTGAGCGCTTCCTCGCCCTGCAGCCCGAGGCCCTGCGCGAACTTCGTGAGGTCGATGCCGGCGCCCTTCAACTCGTCGATGAAGGACTTTTTGTCCACGTCAGCGAGCTGCGCATACTGCTGCGCGAGTTCGCGGTAGCGCACCAGGTCGGACTGCGCCTGCAGTTCCTGCTGCTGCTTCAACAGGTCCGTGAGACGCGCCTGCTGCTCGCCCGTCAGGCCCGGCGAGCCGCCGCCACCGCCGCCAGGCGATCGCGCCTGTCCTGCGCCTGGGTAGCGCTGCGCAAACTCGAACTCGCGCGTGAACTGCGAAGTCGTCGCGTACAGCCGGCGCGCGATCTCCAAGAACTGGTCCTGCGTCACCGTGCCGGCGACGAGTCCCTGCCGCGCGACCTCGAGCTTGCGCTGGTCGTTCAGCGGGCTCTTGTCGCCGAGCAATAGATTGATCGCGTCGCGCGCGCGATTGGCCGCGTCCTCGATCGCCGAGCCGAAGCCATGCATCGAGCCCTTCGCCGCGTCGGCGATGCCCTTGAGCCGGTCGACCTCTGCATTGACCTGATCCAGCGAGCCGGCATTGGTCAGGCCCAACTCGAACGCGCTCTCCTGAGCCGCCGAGCGCACGGCCTCGATCGCCTCCCGCATGCGATCGAACGCAGCGGTCGCGATGCGCTGCAACTGGTCCGAGGACGCGCCAGCGCGCTGCAGCGCCTGCGAGAGCGCCACCGCGGAATCATGGATTGACGTCAACTGCCGCTTGAGTTCGCCGCTTTGCGATAGCCCGAGCTGCTTGGAGAACGCATCGAGCTGGCTGTAATACTGGTCGGCCACGTCGGACAGACGCAACAGAGTCGCGATTTGCTCGCGGCCCTGCTCGGTCGTCGCGTCGAGCGACTGCATGAGCGCCAGCATGCCTTCGCGCGTCTGCGGCAGCGTGAGGTTGGCTTGTCCGAACGCCGACACCAGCGCCTGCGAGTTGACGTCCAACTGGTGCGCGTCGGACGAGAACTTCGACACAAAGCTGTTGAGGCCACTGATGAACGCGTCGATGCCGCCCGTCGCCTCGACGAGCCCGTCGGCGATCTGCGCGAACTTCTCCGGGTCCGTCTCGGCAACTGCGATGCCGAGCTGCTTGAACGCCTCCTGCGTCACCTGCACTTCGGTCGCGACGCGCACGAGCGTTTCGCCCAAGCCCTCGCCGACCTTCTGGAACTGATCGATGAACGGCACGACCGCGCCGGCGAGGCCGTCGAAGATCTTCGAGAACACGGCCTCCAGCGCTTTCTGCTGATCCTCGGCAGAGAGCCCTTCGAGGCTGATCTTCGTGGCCTCCACGTTGTACGCCGCGATGGCCGCCTCGACGTCCGCCGGCAGCACGCCCAGCGCCTTGGCGCCCTCGCGCACCGTGTCGACGATGCTGCCGATCACGAGCTGGAACTGGCGTGAGAAGTCGGCGGACACCGCGCCGAACTGATCCTTCGTGCTGTCGCTTCCGAACAGGCCGCCGTCGGTCTTGACCGTCTGGTAGGCGCCGACGACGATGCTGTTCAGCATGTCGGTCAGGCGCCCGCCTGCGATCTGAATGCCCTGATCGATGACCTTCTGCGAGCCGCCCCAGAGGAAGCTGCCGATGGCGCCGCCGATCGGATCGCTGGTGAGCGCGCTGCCGAGCGGGTCAAGGCCAAGCAGGCCGCGCGTGCTGTCCTGCAGACCCGGGAACTCGGCGTTCGCCGCGCCACGCGCGAGCTGGTTGCCGGCCGCGCCGAGTGCGCGCTGCAGCGAGCGCAGCGCATCGAGCATGCCGCGGTTGATGCCCACGAGCTGCTCGGTCGCGTTCGCCGTGATCTCGGTCGCCTTCGCGATCGATTCCGACTTCGCCTTCTCATCCCCGAGCACGGAGCCGGTGCCCTGCAAAGCCTGCCGGTATTCCGCGGAGTGCGCCGGATTACTGCCGCCGCCCGTGAATCCTTTGATGTTGACGCCGAGCTTGGCGATCATCGCGGCCATCGCGATCATGCGCGGGATTGCCGTGTACGGGTCGCCCATGCCCTGGTTTACGATGGCGGCGATGCCCTGCACGACGGTGAGCGCGTCGATCGCGATCTGCAGCGCTTGGAACGAGCGCGAGCCCTCTTCCGTCAACGACTGGATGCCGCGCAACGCCTCCTGCGAGGTCTGCACGACGCCGACAACCATCGACTGCCGCATGTTGCCGAGCGCGCGCTGCAAGGCCTCGACGCGCTTCGGGTCTGTCGCGGTCGTCAGCTCTTCGCCGACCTGCTTGATGGATTCGACCAGTTTTGTAAACGGGTCCACTTCTCCGAACTGCGAAAGCACCTGATTGAGGTTCGCCGCCTGCTCGGCAAGGTCGAACGTAACCCCGGCGGCCTTCGCCTGTTGGGCCGTGAGCTGTTCGAGCGTGACGCCCTGCGCCTTGAAGGCCGCCTCATTCTGCTTGTAATACTCCGTTGCGTGGCGCTGCGCCTCGGCGACCGCGCGCTCGCGATCGGTCATGCGCAGCAACGACTGCTCGTATCGCGCATCGCTCGCTAGTTTGGAGACGATGGCCGCCTGCTCGCGCTTGATCGCATCGGCGTTCGCCTGGTGCGTCTGCGCGGCGCGCTCGCGCGCGGCGTTTGCGTCGGCGTGCGCAGAAGCCTCGGCTTCGAGGCCGAGCTTTGCCTTTTGCATATCCAACACAAGCTGCGCTTCGGTAGATCCGATTGAGCGCAGTTCAGCGTTATAACGATTCGTCTCCTTCGTGAGCGCGTCGAGCGAATTCGATGCGCTGTCGTCGATCGTAGCGAGCTTTTCCTGCAGCTCCGAAATCCGCTGCATAAGGCTGGCGCGAGTAGTAGCCGCCACCGTGTGCTCGCGATACTGCTGATTCAGTTGCTCAATTCGCTTTTGCTCCGCGTCGACGAGACTAAGGCCGTTGATCTCGGTCACGCCCGACGCGCGGATCTTCTCGAACTGCGCGTGCACCTGCGCGACGGCCGCGGCGAGCTTCTCCTGCTTCGATGCGTTGTCGGTCAGCGCCTTCGCCTGGTCGGCATACGCACGCGCACCGGCGTCCTGCACCTTCTGCTGATCGGCCTGCGACTTCGCGAGCGCGTCCGTCGCCGACTTCGTGTCCTCCAGTGCCTTTAGCTGCGCGATCAAGCCCTCCGACCGCGTGTCGAGGCGATCGGTAGCACCGAGCGCGGAGCCGATGGACGCGAGGAAACCGCCCTTCGCGTACTTCGCCCGCAGCTCGTCGATACCCTGCAGTTCGTTCTTGATCCCGGCGATCTGCTCGTCGACGGTCGAGTCGCGGCCGATGGACGCCAGCGAGTCGACGAACCCCGACACCGCGTTCTTCGCCGACGTCCATGCGCGTTCGATGTAGCCCGCGTTCTCGACGATCGTCGCGCGGCGATCCTCCAGCGCGTCGGCTGCCGCCTTCATCGCCGCTGCGGTCGCGCCCTCCTGGTCGCCCTGCTGCTGCAGAGCGTGGATGTGCTCGAACACCGTCGCGGTCAGGAAATGGAACTTCTCGTTCAGCTCAAGCACGCCCTTCGACGGGTCATCGGCGAGCTTCGCGATCTCCTTCACGCCCTCGGCGAGTTCGCCGCCGGTCACGTCAGCGAACGCCTTCGCGGCGCGCGCCGCGTTCTCCAGCGAGTCGCCGGTGATCTTGCCGGTCGCGATGAGTTGCGTCAGCGCGGCGCGCGCTTCGCCTGCGCGGCCGTCGATTGCGCCGATCCGCTGCGCCATCACCTCGACCTGCCCGGCGGTCGTGCCGGCGATGTTCCCGGTCGAGGTCAGCGCGCGATTCAGCGCCGCGCTCTCCTCGGCGCCCTTGAGGTAGGCCGCGCCGAGCAGACCGACCACGACGAGCACGCCGCCGATCGCTGCGCCGACGCCCGTGAACAGCGCCGGCAACGAGTTCGTGCGGTTCGCGAGCACGAGCAGCGACGAGCCGAAGCGATCGAAGTCGCCGCGCGACATTTCGCCGGCGAGCACCCCGAGTTCGCGCACCGCGCCCGCGTTGGCGAGCGAGAACTTGTGAACGCCACCCTCGACGTCAGAAAGCGACTTGCGCGTGCGTTCGAGCTTCGCGAGATAGGTGTCGTAGTCCTCGCCGCCGATCTTGCCGGCCTTGCGCGCGGCACGCAGTCGCGACTCGAGCACGTCCAGCTCGCCGAGCTTCTTCACGACCGGGTCGATGCGCCCGAGCAGGTCGGTCAGGTCGCCCGCCTCGCCCTTCGCCGCGGCGCCGGCGGCCTTCGCGGCGCGCGCCTGGCGTTCCTCGGCAGCGTTCAGCGCGTCCACTTGCGCGCGCATCTGCGCCTGCGTCGTCGCGATGCTGTCGTAGGCGCTCGCCTGCTGCGTCGCGGCCTGCGCAGCCTCTCGCCCGCGCTCTGCAACCGACCGCTGCGACTCGGCCACGCCTCCGAGCGCGGACTTGGCTTCGCCCGATGCGCGCACGACGTCGCGGATGCGGGCCGCCGCCTGTTCCTCGGATTCGCCGAGCTGGTCCGCCTGCCGCGACGCGCTCTCCGCCGCCGCTCCGATGGACTTGATGTCGCTCGATGCCTTGGACGCTGCGGCCGACAGCTCGGAGCCGTCGGCGCGCAGTCGCAGGGTGATGGATTGATCGGCCATGCGGCGTCCTACTTCGTGTTGCGCAGGCGGTCAGCGACGGCGGACGCGTGATGGACCTTGTCGAGCAGGTCGGTGTCGAACGGCACGCCGACAGCGCGGCATACCGCCTCGATCTCCGTTGCCTCGATTCCTGAGGTGAGTACCGCGGTCATCGTCGATACCATCACGGGCCGGCACCTTCGCCATACCTCGAATGCGTTCCAGTTCGGCTCGAGCACACTAATCGTGTCGCCGTCCCGGTCGTCGTCGGCATCCGCCTCCCACCCCTTCAACACGCCAGCCGGTGCGCCAAACTGCCGGAGCTGGTCTGCAACGTCCTCGCGGTCTGGCCCGCGTCGTATCCCGAGAAAGCGGGTTACGGCGCCTTCGAGGTTTTTCCCACGATGTCCTTCGCGCACGCCTTGTTGAACGCGTGCAGCGCGGCCAGCGACGTGATCGTGTTTTCCTTCACGAGCTGCAGCTGTTCGGCCGGCGAATACTTCTCGTCGCCTTCGATCGGGCCGACACCGTCGACGGAGACGAGCACGCGGTCGAGCTGCTGCTGCACCGTCAGCTTCTCGTCGGCCATCGCGCGAACCTCATCGTTCGAGATCAGCTTGTACTCGGCCGTGAAGCTGCCGGTGCGGAACACGTCCGGCTTCTCGGTCGGAAGCTGCACGTGCACGGTCTGCTTGAAGGTCATGTCGCGCTTGAGCGTGAGCATTGGGGTACCCCTGTCCTCGGTTGACGGCGATCTGCCATGCGTAGTATGGCAGAAAATACCGTGCGAGGTATGCCAAAGAAAAGCCCCGGCGACGACCTGCCGGGGCTTGAGGAAGGGAGCCCGTTCGGCTCCAGAGGATCAGCGGACGATCAGCGCGTACTCGTCCCCACCGCTTCCGCTCGGGACGGCGGTGAAATTGATCTCGTAGCCCGCGAACCCGTCGACGTCGGCCGGCTTCGGGTACTCGAGCTGCGCGCGGATCGGGATCTCCACGTTCAGGCCCGACGCCTTCGTCACGCGCGAGATCAGCGTCACGACCTGCTGCTGGTCGGCCAGCGCGAACGGGTCCCACGTTGCGAGCGCGGAATCCTTGAGCACGCGCAGGGTGCCGGTCGGCTTACGGTCCGACACAGCCACTTCGCGACTCTCGCTGCATTCCTGCAGGCCGATGGTCGCGTTCTGGTTCAGCGTCAGCGCCTTGGCGCACACGTTCACGCCGCCGCAGATGACCTCCCAGGTCTCGGTCTGGATCGCCGCCGGCGTCTGGAACGCCGAGAAATCGATGCCGCCGGGTGCCTCGCCGTCGGTCGGCGCGGTGAGCAGGCCCGTGAGCTTCACCTTGCCCTTCGAGTAGTTGTTGATCGACTGGTCGAAGTCGATGTAGCCGCGGACGCCCGTCATCTTGTAGAGCACGCCGGCCTGGTAGAAGTACACCGTGGCCGAGGCGAAGCTCGTCGAGATCGGGCGGTAGATTGCGCCCACGGTCGTGTTCACGGACGGCGGCGGCTGCGTGCCCGGCGAGATCGCGCCGGTGTCGGTGTACGACGTCACCGCGCCGAGCGTGGTCAGGTACGTTTCCGCGCCACTCGAGGTCGAGCGGTAGAGCTTGTAGCCGGTCGCACCGACCACCGCCGACCACGACAGCCCGACGGTCGAGGTCGCGCCAGTCGTCGCCTGCGACGCCTCCGCGCTCGCGATGGTTTCGCCGATCGCGTTGATGGCGGTCAGCTTGTAGTAGTACGTCGCCGCGGCGAGCGTGCCGCCGGTCGTGTTCGTCGTCGGCGTGAGCGTGCCCGGCGCCGACAGCTCTGCTGCCACCAGCGTTTCACTGTGGCAGCACGCGCGGTAGAGCGCGCCGAGCGGCGCGGCCGTGCCAGCCGTGGCGTTGCCGATCAGGTCGCACTCGGCCTCGAGCTCGATGCGCTTGTTGATGAGTACGAACGGATCGCCGCCGAAGAACGGGCGGTCGGTCTGACGTTCGAGCTTGTCGGCGAGCGGATTGATCGTGCTGTTCATCAGCAGGATCGCCTGCGCTGCGCCCGGACTCGCATCGGTTCCGTACGTCGATTCGATCTTGAGGAGCGCAACGCGGTCCTTGGTGGAGCGCAGTGCCATGGTGTGTGCCCTCTTGCGTGTGGTTCGTTACGTGCGCCCCAGGTCACTCGACCCGGGTGCGTGCCTTGCGCTGCGTCGGCGCTGCCTCGGCCTCCGGCGCCGCATCCGCGATCGCCTCGGGTTCTTTCGCCACGGCGGGCTGCATCGATTCCGGCCGGCAGCGACACGGACGCTCGCCGGTCGTCGGCTCGCGCTGCGTGAAGGTGCCGTCGGGGTTGGCGATGTAGCTGCCACCGTCGCGCGGGTGTTCGGTGAAAATCTTCGGCTCCATGGCGCTGTTCCTCGTCAGGGTCGTTCGGTGTAGAGCACGTCGGCCGTGAAGAACACGTCGACCGTGCACACGGATTCGTTGGCAGGGCCGTCCTGCGACGTCCCGAGCACGAACTGCGTCCATGCTTCGCCGGGCTGGTACTTGCGCATCGCGGCCGTCACCTGGTCGTGCAGCGCGTTCATGCGCGCCTCGGCGTCGATCTCGCCGTCGAGGTAGCGCGGCACCACGAGCCGCATCGCGATTTCGACCTTCATCCGCTGGAAGTAGCAGCCCGCGCCGCCGCCGCCGTCATCGCGCGGCGTGTGCCGCTGACCGATTACCCACACGACAGCGGCCGGGGCGCCCTGCACGGCCTGGATGTAGTCGCGGTCGTACGCGGTGCCCACGCGAGCAGCGAGCGGCACGAGCGGACGGATGTGATCGGCGATCGTCTTGAGCGGGATGCGCTGGTTCATGCCAGAGCCTCCGCGATCGCTTCGTCGAACGGCGCGAACAGGTCGTTCGCCCATGCGTCGGGCAGCTCGACCTCGTCGCCGCGCAGCGGGAACATCGGCCGGGCCGGGATCGGCGCGCGCCCGCGGCCCCACGCCTTGTTGTCGGGATTTCCGCGCTGGTGCACCTCGGGGAACGTGCCCTCGCCACCGATCGCGACGAACGCTTCGTTGCCCTCGACGCCGCTGCGAATGGTCGAGAACATCTTGCCGGTGTCGATCAGCAGGGACACGCGCGTGTTGCCGCGGCGCGCGCGCAGGCCCGTCGTGACCGGCGAATGCGGCGCCCACGGGCTGCCCCACGGGTCGGCTTCGTCGCGGAAGGTCTGCCGGACGCGCTGTTCCAGCACGTCGCGCGCGAGCTCGAGCGGCCGCTGAGGATTCTCGGCGAGCTGACGCAGCGCGTCGTACTGGCGCTGCGCGGCAGCCGAATCGATGTCGATGCGCACGCTCATCCGAGCCTCGCGTAGCACTCGAACGCGATGAGCGTGTCGGCCGGCTTGATCGGGTTGACGGGATCGACGATCACGCGCGAGGCGCCGTCGGCCAGGTCGAGGATGCGGTCGCCCGGCTTCGGGGCGAGCGATGCTTCCACGAGCAGCTTGTGGTCACCGATCGAGATACCGGAGTTGCCGAGGTCGTGCTTCACGACGGACACGAGCACCGCCTTGCCCTCGCGCGCGGTGACGGCGCCGGCCATGTTCGTGCTCGTGACGCGCACGCCCTTGCCGTACTTCGTCAGCATGCGCAGGGCCGTCGCGGCGGCGCGGTCGTAGAAGGCCGTCACGACGCACGCTCGATGCGCAGGCTACTGCGCGCGCCGCCGGCGGTGAACGGCGCGAGCAGCGCATCGGCCACCGCGTAGCGCGTCTGGCCGCCAAGGCCGCTGCTGCTGTACGTCACGCTGATCGGGCCGACCGTCTCGCTCACGACATCGCCGCCGGACTGGTCGGCGAACAGCGCGCCCGAGAGCGCGCGCAACGCCAGCTCGCAGGTCGCGGCGACAAGTTCGCGGATCGGCCATGCGTCGACGATGTCGCGCGGCCACTGCAGCGCCTGCTGCTCTGCCGGCGCGGGCACGGCGATCTCGGACAGGCGATTGCCGCGGAAGCGGTAGAACGAGTCGATGTACTGCGCGGCGCGGCGAAGGGCGCCTTCCTTTGCGGGCGTGGGCGCAGCGGCCCACGCGGCGTTGCTCATCGCCAGGTGGTACGCGTCGGCGTCCGCCACCGAGACGTACGTCTCGGCGTTCGGGAGCCCGGTACCATCTTCGACGATGAGTGTCATGGGGTTAGCCCACGCGCTTCCAGCCGACGCGCTCGTGCGCCTCGACGGTCGTCGGATGGACGTGCAGCGTCGTGCCGTCCTTGAACATCGCGACGAGATCGACGTCGTCGTGCACGGCCTGCTCCGGCTGCGCGTTCCCGTCCTCGATCTTGTCGTCGTGCGCCTTGGTGTTCTTCGCCATGATCGTGCTCCGTTGCCCTTTGGAAACTGCGCGCCCGGGTCTCCCGCAGGCGCGCAGGTGATGCGTCAGCCGATGAGCAGCGCGATGTGCTCGGGCTTGATGGCCTTGCAGCCCCAGGCGAGGCAGACTTCGTACTTCACCTGGCGGTACTGGCGGTACACGCGCACCTCGAACGTCAGGCCCGTGATCGGGTCCGTGATCGTGGTGGCATCGTCGGCCGAGTCACCGCCGGTCGGAACGGCCGGAGCACGCGCGGCGAGGATGATCGCGGAACGCGCGAATCCGACGTTCGGCGTGTAGCTGTTGCCGATCGTCAGCGCGTTGCCCGTCGGAATCGTCACGAGCGCGCCGGGCTTGTTCAGCGAGATCGTGCCAGGAGCCGCGACACCGGTGCCCACGACGTACTTGTTCGCCGAATCCGCGGCGAAGGTCACGACGTCGCCGGCAAGTACGGTGCCCGTGCCGGTGACGAGCGCGATGTCCGTCACGCCCGCGGCGGTCGAGCCCGAGGTCACGTAGCTGGCGCCGGTACCCTTGGTGTGCAGAGTGATGCCGGCCGAGTTGCGCAGCGCGAAGCCCTGCACGCGGTCGGTCATGCCGTTGCGCAGCATGTCATTGGACCCGGCCTCGTTGACCTTGAACAGCACGGACTGTTTGCCGCGCAGGTTCATCATCGCGGCCGAGCCGAGCGCGAGCTGCAGGTCGGACTTCGGCGCGCCGTTGTCCTCGAGGATCTTGAGCACGCCGGCGAAGTCGGACAGGTCGCCGGCGGTCCCGAACGGCGCGGTGCCCGCGGTGCCGTACGCGCGCGAAGCGCCCACCTTGGCACACGCGGCGAGGTCGACTTCCACCGCGTTCACGAGCTTGCGCATCGCGTCGGCGAACTGGTCGGCGAGCACGCGGTTGTAGGTTCCCGTCGCGCCGACGCCGCGCTCTTCTTCGCCGTTCCAGCGAACCGGCGCCGCCTTGGACTTCGTGATGGTGACGTCGACGTAGCCGACGGTCGTGTCGCCAGAATCGGCCGGGTTGACGCCGGGCGTGATGTCCTCGAGCGCGCCGGCGACACCGAGCGGAACGCGCACGGCCTGGTTGACCGCTGCGCGCTCGGCGTTGCTGTCCGAACGCACGGCGGGAATGAAGCCGACCATTTCGCGCGAGACGACGTTCATCGCCTCGTACAGGGTCGGGATGATGCCAGTCAGCGTGTTTGCCATGACTCGTGGACCTCAGTTTCAGATGGACGTTGACGCCGACTGGTGCCGGCTGCCTTGGATCAATCGGTGATCTTTCCGCCGCCGGCGAAGTGATCCGCCCTCGCCTTCGGATCGAGTGCATCGAACTGCGCGCGCGTCAGGGTCTTGCCGCCCCCGCCGCCACCGCTGCCGCCGCCCGCGGGAGTCCCGCTGCCGCCGCCGTTGGTGGCCTTGAGGATCGAGTCCTTGTGCGCATAGCCGTTCACGAGGATTTCGCAGGCTTCGTCGAACGTTGCATTCGTGCCGGGGTTGGCCTTCGACATGATCGGATTGCCATTGGCATCGATCGCGACGAGCTGGCCGTTCTCGACCTTGAAGTTGCGTCCGAACGTGGCCTGCACCATGTCCGCCGGCACGGCGAGCTTGTCCGCGATGAACTTCGACCGGAGGAACGCGTCGCCGACGATCTTCTCGTCGAGCTTGCGGCTCGCCTCGGTCGCAGCCTTGTTCGCCGCGTCCAGCTTTTCCTGCCAGGTCTTGTTGCTCTCGCTGAGGCGACGCTCGAACTCGGCGGCGTCCTTCGACTTCGACGAGTCGTAGTTCTTGACGGTCTCGATCGCAGTGCGGGCGGCCTCGGGCTCGATGCCCTCGAACGCCTTGAGCTTCGCTTCCGCCGCCTCGTACCGTTGCCGGTTCGCCTTGGCTTCCGCGTTGCGCGCCTTGATCGTCTCGACCGTTGCGGCCGCGTCGAACGGATGTTCGGAGCCGTCCTCGTGGACGTACACCGGCTTCCCGTCCTGCAGCACCGCATTACCCTTGTCGTCCAGCTTGAGCTTCATGGAAACCCTCTCGGCATCCGCCGTTTGCGTGGCCATTCCGGCCGGAACCCGCGCGCGCGTCTGCACTGCCGCGGCTTTGTGAGCGGCACTGTGTCTCCCATGGGTGTTGACAAGCTACTGCGCGTAGTCAACGCGCGGGACTATCCTTCGGCTCGGCAATTGCGCCGAATGCTGCGGAGGTCACATGTTCCCGTTGAAGAACAGCAACTACAGTGCCGGCGAGGCGAGCTTCTACTTGCGCGAAGGGCAAGACGTCGACGCACAGTGGCAAGGACAGAGCGTGGTGAAAATTCCCGCGAAGCAAGTCGATACGATCATGCGCAGCGGAGACGACGCCGAGATCGAAGGTCTTGCAGATTCGCTCTTGGCTGCATTCCCGGAAAAGCACTATGTCGATCGCGACCTGCTGGCGATGTGGCTTGCAGTCTGGCGCAATACGAACTACCGCTAGCCGCGCTCGCGCAACTCCGCCAGCGTGAGCGTCTGCCCGCGCTGGCCGATGAGGTCCGACAGCGTGATCTTGCCGCCGCGCCAGAGATCCGCGCGACCGCGCCCGAGCAGCTCGTCCTGCGTCGCCTTCGGCTGCTTCGCGAGCCACGTCGCGAAGCTGTCGCGCTGCGGGCCGCCATCGGGCGGCGGGCCGTCCGGGTACTTGTGCGGCAGCAGGATCGACCGGCAGCGCCAGTGCCGCGGCGGCGGGCGCTCGATCGGGATCGTGTGCCCCATCGGCTCGAAATCGAGCGTGTAGAGCTTGCCAGCGCGCACCGCGCAGCCGATGGTCGTCCGGCTGTCGAGGATCGAGAACCACTCGAGCGCGTTGACGCCGGACGCCGCGAACGTGGCGAGCCGGCCCGCGTAGGCGGCCGTGTGCGCGGCCGTGTCGATCAGCGCTGCGGCGTCGTTGCGCGCCTTCTCGATCAGCCCCCCGCGCAGCGTGCGCGGGTTGCCCACGATGGCCTTCGCGGCCGCCTGCGCGGGCTGCGGCGTGGTCGCGGCCGTCCGCACCGCGCTCGCCATGCGCCAGGCCAGTTCCTCGCCCTGCCGCACCCACTGGTCGCGCAGCGGCGCGCCCTGCACGAGCAGGCCGGACATCGCCTCGTCGATCGCGGTCGCGCTCGCAACGCGTGGCGCCGCCCCTGCCCCGCTCGCCCACTTCGCCTCGATCTCGGCGAGCTCGACCAGCGACGCCGCCTGCGTCTCGTACATCGCGACGTAGGACTCGGTCACGGCGGCCGCGATCTCGCGCACGAGCGCCGCCAGCGCGCGTCGGTTGAGCGCATCGAGCGCAGCCGTGCCGAGGATGGCGCGGATCTCCGCGGCGAGCGATCGCAGCTCGCGCGCGTTCTCGGCCTCCATGCCGTTGACGGCGCGCAGCAGCGCGAGCGCGCGGCGCGTGTAGCGATCGGCGTCGGCGCTGTCGGCGGCCATGGCTTACGCGGCCGCCGCGGGCGGCTTCTTCACGACCGGCGCGGGCGCCACGGCCGGCGGCGGCTGCGCGGCGATGCGCTCCTGTTCTTCCGCCCAGGTCAGAGACTCGTCGATCAGCCCGCGGCGCTTGGCCTCGTTAAACGCGGTCTCGTCGGAAAGGATCGCCGCATCGCGCAGGTTCGTGACGATGCCCATGCTGTCGACCGGCGCGAGATCGGCGTCGAGGTTCGGTTGCAGCTTCACCGCGCCGCCCTCGGTCTCGCCGCGCCATTCCGCGATGAGGTCGAGCATGTCCGCGACCGCGTCCTCGAATGCCCGCGTCATCTGGCCAAGGTCCGAGTTCTCGCGCGCGGCTTCCTCGCCCGCCTGCAGCTCGTTCTTCGCGACGTCGTTCGTGCGCAGGAGCTTCGCACCGGCCTCGCGCATTTCGGCCTTCAGCTCGCGCAGCGCCTCGCGGCCGGCTCCGATCGCGGCGCCCGAATGCTCGACGTACTTCATATCGCCGCCTACAGGCAGCTTCACCGCATGCTTCGCGCCGATGACGATATCGTCGCCATCCTGCACGCCGATCACGCACAGGATCGGCACCGACGCCGTGTCGACGAGCCCGTCGTTGCTCGACTGCATCGCCCAGTGCTTCGCGTTGAGGTACGCCAGCTCGCGCAGCGGCGGACGCGCTAGCATGTAGCCGACGCGGCCGGTGTAGTAAGTGACGAGCGGAATGCGCTTGAGCGGAAGCGTCGCGCGGCTGTCCGTCAGCTCGACCCACTTCTCGCCGGACTTCTCGTACGTCACGACGACCGTGCCGTTGCCGGCCATCGTGTAGACGCGCACCTGTTCCACCGTGCCGACGCCGAACTCGCCTTCCTCGCGCTCGACGCAGAACCGCACGCGCAGCTGCACGAGCTCGCCCTTGCTGTTCGTGCGCCAGCCGATGATGTTGCGCGGCGAAATCTTGACCGCGTACGGGCGCACGCCCTTCGCCTTCTGATCGGCGACCGTGCGCACGCCTTCGGCCGGCGGCGAGTCGATGAGCACGTGCGACAAGCCGTACTCGAACGCCTCGCGGAACCAGTCGTAGCAGAACACGTGCAGGTTGCGCCCCTGTAGGTCGATGTTCGGCAGGACTTCGTTGCGAATCCACTCCGGCGTCTTGCCCTCGTCGACCACTGTTTGCTTCGCGAACACGCGCCCGACCATGGACTGCACGGTCTCGGTGAAGGCCGGGAACAGCGTGGCGACCGCAAGGCGGCACTTGTAGTCCTGGTCGACCTCGAGCTTGCGCTGCGGCAGGTATCGCTTGCCTGCCTGGCGCATGCCCTGCGTGCCGCCGCGGAGCGCGTCGATGAGATCCCAGTCGTCCTGCATCGTTGCGATGCTGTAATGCGGGGTGCTGACGTCGGTCATTGTTGTGTGCCTCAGAACGGAAGGGCTTGCGTGCGCACGGAGCGCGCGGTGGCGAGCACGCGGTAGCGCGTCTCGTCGTGGATGTGGTCCTCGGACTCGGTGTCGATGTCGTCCGGGTCGTCCTCGTCCCTCGAGGTCGACGGCACGAGGCGGATGAAGTCGCGGCAGCGGTCCATGACGAGGAACCCGGGCTTGCCGTTGTCGTGCAGCGATGCCTCCATGCGCTCGCGCATCAGCTCCCACCCGTTCTTGCGGCTGCCCGCGCGCTTGTCGGCCGGCTCCCACCGAATGCCGATCTTGGCCATGTTGTCGGCGATGCTGGCCTCGTCCGTGACGTCGAAGATCGACGAGTCGGCCGGGCCCGGCTTCACGCGCTGCGCGATCGCGAGATCGACCTGGCGCTGCTTGATGCCCTCGGCGACCTTGCCCGCGGTCAGGCGCAGGCCTTCGTTCGCCTTGCCCGTGCTGCCGTACCACTCGGCGAGCCGAACGAGCGTGCCGCGCGGAAGCGTGCGCTGGCGGCCGGCGATGATCGCCGGCGACCCGTCGGACTCCGCCCACCAGCCGACGGAGAACGGCCGCGAGCTGCCCCAGTCGAGCGAGCGGTCGATGCGCCAGCCGGCCGGGATGTCGAACACCGGCACGATGTGCGCCTCGGGCTTCCACAGGTCGTCGAACATACCGCCGCTCGTAATCTCCCACGAGCCGAACAGCCATGCCTTGCGCTTGTTCGGGTCGCTGATCGCGCGCAGCTTGGTCAGGTACTCGGGATCCGCGGCGAGCAGGTGCGTGTTCTCGAGCAGCGAACTGTGGATATTGACGCGCTCGGGCTTCCCCGGCTCTCGGATTACCGTTCCAGACGGGGCCGGGTCGATGAAGCGTTGCTTGACCCACGTGTTGCCAGAAAGCCAAACGCTGCCGTTCTGACGGATGAAGAACGAATGCGTGTCAGCGACACCGATGCAATACACCTCGCCGTCGAACGACTCGCGACGAACGTTAACTGACGCGCAGCTCGACTTGACGTTGTACCGATGCTGTCCGGTAACGAGCTGAATGGTTCGACCGCGCTTGAAGTGAACGGTGTACGACAACCCGTCGCGATTCTTTCGCGCTCGGCTGCTGACGTTGACCGCGTATCCGAGCTTCACGAACAGCTCTGCCATGTCGTCAGCTAGCCGCTGCGACGTCGTGTAGTAGCAGCCCCCCGTTCCTGACCAATGCCCGTCGCCATTCATTGCCGCTGTGCAGAACGCGGTGATCTGCTCGCGCGAAGCGTTCTTTATCTCTGCCGGGACGTACTTGTCGCGACACTTCCCGAACTGCCGCAGGTACGCCCACCAATCGGGCGCGTACACCGTCACGTCGTTCGCATTCCAGCTCTGCTTGAAGCCGCATTCGTCCAGTAGCGCGGCGATGCGTTCGCGATTCTTGGGCTTCATCTGTGCGATATTGAAAGCCTTGTCGCGATCGATCGTACTCCCCTCCGACAGGAACCAACCCATCAGCTCGGCGAACTGCATTCCGCTGATTCGCGCTGGCTGCTTCACGCGACGCGAACGCGTCGGATACACAGGGCACTCAAAAATCCTGATCGGCTCCCCATCGAACTCGGCCGTGCGAAGAATGTCAGCCTGACCAGGCAATTCCTCGAACGGAACGAGCGTGTACGCTTGGCCATTCTTTCCTCCAATTTTCGGAAGCGAATGATTCGGCGTCATCGCCATGAATATCCCGCGACCCTCGCGGTACACCATGTCGCCGATGTATTTTCCGCGGTATAGCTGCTCGACCGTTTTCTCGACGATCGCGCCAGCAGAATCGACCGAATACACCGTGTCCCCGATCTTGATGTCCTTGATGTCACGCCAGCCGTTCGGAGTGAGCACATCGCCATAGGGAACGCAGTGCCCGCGGCCGTACGGGTTGCACGTCGCGCGGTACTTGCGCGGCATGCCGGGATGCGACGAGCGCGAGCACGCGAACATGCTCTCGTAGCACTCGGCAGTCGGCCAGTTCGTCAGCTCCTCGAACCCGATCCACGGATACTCGTGGCCGTGGTAGTTCCAGTAGTCGTCCGGCGTTTTCATGTGCCGAAGCAAGAGCTGTTCGCCGCCTGGGAACGTCCAGGTGTAGTCGCTGGCGTTGAACTTCGCGCCGGGGAAGATGCGATAGAACAGCTTCTTCGACTTCGCGACGACGTCGGCGAGCTGCGGGTAGGTCTGGCGGAACAGGATGCCGCGCCACGCCGCGCCGAACCCGCGGCCGACGTGCTGCGCGTAGTCCATGAGCAGAGCATCGGTTTTCCCGCCGCCACGCGTCCCCTGCAGCAGGCATTCGTAGATCGGGCACGACAGGAAGATAACCTGCGAGCCCGGGTGCGGCGCCCACACGATCTCGCCGCGCACCGCCTGCGTCAACGACTGGGCGGCGAGCGAGGTCATGCGTCCGGCAACTCCGAATCCTTCTCGCTCTCCGCGAGAGCACGCTGCTGCGCCTCGGCCGCCTTCGCCCATTCCTCCGGCGTGACCGCCGCGGGGACCATGAGCACGCCGCCGCGCTGTTCGACCTTCGCCTCGACCTTCTTCGGCGCGTCGATGCCGAGGAGCGCGGCGCGGCGATCCATGATGCGCAGGCACGCGTTGATCGCGTTCAGATCGCCGGCCTGCGCGTTGAGATAGGGCGTCGTGAACATCGCGTCCAGGCGCTCCAGCTCGAGCACCAGCACGTCCTCGGCAGGCTCGCGCGTGATGCGCTTTATCTCCGCGGTGACGGCCTCGTGCGCGCGCTGGCGCGACGTGAAGCCGCACTCGCGCGCGATGTCCTCGAAGTTCATGCCCTCCTTGCGGAGCTGCAGCGCCTTCGCGTTGCGCTCGCGGCATGCGATCGTCTCGGGCGCGGTCGACGCGCCGTTGCTCAGACGGCGCTTCTTGCCCGGCGTGCTCTTGCGCTTGGTCATGGCGGAAGGGACGACAGCGCCATAGTGGTCGCTGCCGTCCGTAGCCCTCAGCTGCCGGACGTGCGGGACGCCGCAGCGGAACCGGCGCGACGCGCGCCGCCACGGCGCTGTGCCGTGATCTTCGCCGCCTTCCGCTTCGGCTTGCCCTTCGCCGCGCCCTTCTTCTTGCCGATTCGCGTTGCCATGTCGTATTACCTCTTCTTGTCGATGAATTCGACCCACGTCGGGTCAACCTTGGCGCTCGTGTTGTAGGGCACGTCGGCCGCTGGCAACGAGATGCCAAGCTGTTTCGCCACGACACGGCCGTCGATGTACTTGTCGCCGTGCAGCAGCAGGTTCAGTGCGCCGAGGAAGGCTTCCTTCTGCTCACGCGTCTGGAAGCACAGGCAGCACCAATACTCGGAGTCGGTGGCGAGTTCGAAGCGACGCGACTCGGCCTTGGCGCGCTCGCGGAAACCGCCGACAAGCGCATCGAGGTCCGCTTTCGCATCGGCCTCGGTGTTGCCGGTCGGCTCAGGCATCGCGACGAGCTTCGGCGGCGGATTGCGCCTGCGCTCCTTCGCAGCAGCTGCCTCGATGAGAGCGGCCGCGGCCTTCTGCCGCGCCTCGCTGCGCTTCGCATCGGCTTGCGCACGCATGGCGCTCCGATCAACTGGCACGTGCGTACTCCCATCGTTTGATTTCGAGTTCGCACAGCGGAAAGAACTCGAGAACGCGCCGGTAGTCGCGCGGGCGGTGCCGCTTGAGCGGCAGCAGGAACCGCAGATCGAGTCCGTCGAACGTGCGCCCGAACATCGCGTAGTCGACCGGCAGCTTCACGCCCTCGCGGCGGAAGCAGTCGACGAGTGCCTGCTTGTTCCAGTCCCACACCGGGTGGTACTTGTGCTGCGACCAGGTGATGGGCCCGTGCTTGTTGATCGCGACGCGGCGCAGCGGCGAATCGGCGGCGCGCACCCCAGTCGCATACAGGATGTCCTCCTGCAACCCATGGTCCTCGACGATCGCGTCGTGGATGTCGTTGTAGCTGTGCTCGCCGAGTTCGGCCTGCTCGATCACCGCGCAGTGCTCCGGCGGCTGGAACATGAAGCCGTTGAGCCAGGTGTGCAGCGCCGGATGCGGCAGGCGGATGATCTTCGTGCCGAAGAACCGCTCGTAGTAGTCCAGCGATTCCTCGACGAACTCGAGTCCGGGCACCGAGTACAGGTAGAACGGGATCACGCGGTCGAAGTGCGGGCGGATCGCGATCCACGCGGCGATGGCATCCTTCCCGCACGAGAACGCCAGCAGGGTTTCCCGCTGGTGCTGTCGAACTCGGGCGATGGTTTCGGCGCCGGAAAGCGGCATGGATCGGTGCTCTACTGTGCTCGGTAGAGCATATCCTACTACATACGGCAGTTCCAACGCGTCAGGGTTTGCTGCGCAGCGCCCGCTTGTCCGCGTTGCAGAGACCGAGCGCGAGCCGCGCGTCGTCAAGCATGGCCGCGACCTGGCCATTGCAGTACGCGGGCTGCCCCTTCCGCGTGCACGCGGGCGCCGGTGGCGGATCGGCCAGTGTGTCGGCCGTGAGCACGGGGTCGAGCGGCACGCGGACCTCGACGGGCACGCGCACCACCTCGTGCTTCACGATGGGCGGCTGGTGCGCGCAACCGGCGACGAGCGCGGCGGCGAGGATGGTGTTGCGCTTCATCGTGCGGCTCCTATCCGTTGTTCGACTTCATCAGCCGTCGCGAGCACGCGCTGCGCGAACGCACGCGCCTCGTCCGGCGGCAGCAGGCGGTACGCACCGCCCACATAGATCCCGATGCGGCCGTCGTGCGTCGGGCCGACCTCGGGCTGGCGGGATATGGCTGGCGCGCTCATTTCGGCAGCATCGCTTTCTGCTGCGCGAAGGCGAGCGAGCCGACGAGCTGCGCGTAGTTCATCGACCGCCCGGCGACGTGCAGCGTGATCTCGCCGGGCTCGGTGATGACCACGGAGATGACGTTGCCAATCGGCTCGGCGTCCGGCCGGTCGATTGCATCGGCGAGCGCGCGCAAGCGTTCCGCGATCGCCGCGTTGCCGGGCGAATGGCACGTTGACGTGCGCAGCGCCGTGACGGTCGCGCTCATCGCACGCGCACGCCGCACGCTGGCTGCGCTGCCCAGTCGCGGCACTCGCCAGCGAGGCGCGCTGCGAGGCTGGCGACGTCGCGGTCATGTTGCCGCTGCAGCGTCGTGCGCTCCGCATCACGCACGGCCGTCGCCTTCGCGGCCTCGGCGCGGTCGAAGATGCGGCCGACGTACGACTCGGCGACCGCGTCCTGTAGCGCCTTCACCGCGGCCTGCCCGCCCGCGTTCGCGTTCTCGACGACAGCGATGTCGCCGGCGCGCTCGCCCGACTTCACGCCGGAATGGTGCAGTTGCCAGGCGTTGCCGATCAGCGACAGCGCAAGCGCGATCGCGAGGTACTGCGTCAGTCCGAGCTTCACGTGGAACCTCCTTTGCGCAGTGCGCACCACAGGATCACGAGCGCGACCGCGGCAGTGGCGATGGAGCCGAGCACGTAGCCGAGCAGGAACATGGTCAGTTCCTCCATGCGGCCGCGGGACACAGCACGGTCGTGCACTCGAGCGTCGATGTCGGATCGGTCTGCATGATGTTGACGAAGTAGTCCGTGTCGGGCTGCAGGTTGCAGGCGGTCGCGGGACTCGTATCGGCGAACTGCCAGTACACCATCGGCACATCCGCGGTCGGGACGTTCTCGGCGAGGCAGCCAGGCGTCGGCAGGTAGAGCCTGAAGTCACCGCACCCGCGGCTGATCGCCATCGTGAGGTTTGGACCCGCGTTCGCGCTCGGTGCGACAAACCGGCTCGCGAGCCCGGGGAACGGATCGACGGGCGTGCGGAAGTGCAGCGCGACGTAGCTGGTGCGCCGGAACCATCGCAGCGTAGGCGCGGAGCCGGCGACGCCGGGCCACGGCGTAACGGCATCGGTCGCGCTGTTGTGCCCCCAGACGTTGTCCCACTCGGTCATGGCGACGCGGTAGCGCACGGGCCAATGCTGCGCGCTGTAGTCGACGTCGGAGAGCACGAGGCGCGTACGCGGCACGCCATCGGGGGCGATCGGATCGCTGCACGCCCATGCGTTGACGTCGAACCCGTCGGAGAACAGCCCGTTTGGCTCCAGCTGCTGCGCGAACGCGGTCGCGGAGATCAGCAGCAGACCCGCTGCCGCGACGCCCTTCGCGATCGCTACAGCCTTCGCTGCCGTCTGCACCGCGTAGCCCTGGGCGACGATCGCGCCGACCTGACCGACCATGAATGCCCACGTCGTCGCCGATACGACGGCGACCCATTGCGCGCCGTCGATAAGTCCGCCCTGCCAACGCAGGAGCGTGGCCAGCACGATCACGAGGATCGCGAGCCCCAGCTTGCTGCGGTCGGTGTCGTTCATAGCGGCGTCGCCCACATACGGCCGCGCTCGTCGAAGCGCCATGTGCACGCGAGCATCGGCTGGCGCGGGAACAGGATCGCGGCGCGGATGGATTCCCATAGCAGGTTGCGTTTCATTGCGGCTTCTCCACCAGGTTGATCGCGTTGGTCGTCCGCGCGCGGCGGTTCCATTCCTTGCGCATCGCGTCGAGCGCGGCGTGCTTCGCCTTGACCTCGTGCGCGAGCTGGCGGATGCCGTCGCGCAACTGCGCATCGGTCATCGCTTTCGCGCGCGCGGTCGTGTCCTTCACGCGGTCGGCTTCCAGTCGTGGCCGAGACACATTTCGCGCTCCGCGGTGCGCCGCTTCACGAGCCCGGGCAGTTCGACCTTGACGCCGATCACGGGCACGGTCGCCTTCGTCCAGCGCATGAGCTGCTGGCAGAACACCGCACCGTCCGCGCCGGCATTGACGAGCCGCAGCATCGTGGAGCCGCAGAACGCGTGGCCGCCCGCATTGAACGCGAACGACACCATCGCCGCGGCCTCGTACGGCTCGACCGGCACGCGCACGCACTGCGCGACCGCGGCGTACGCCTCGGCGAGGTCGCCATCGAGCAGGCGGCGGCACTCGTCAGCCGAGTACGATCGTCCGAGCGTCACGTCCGGGCCGGTGTGGCCGTAGCACGCAGTCGGGATGCCGACCGGGTCGCGGTACGTGTGAGGGACCATGCCCTCGAACCACATGACGCACGGACTCGCGACCGCGAGGACCGCGCTCATCACGCCGGCGGTGAGCTTCTGCTTCACGGGCGCCCCTTCGGGGTGGCCTGCATGGTGGGCATGCGGGTGCGCTTCTCGAGCGCGTGGTCGATCTCGATCGCGCGCACGCGGTCGTCGATGGCGCCGATGGCGCGCTCGGTGCTGCTGATGCGCTCCTTGAGCATGTCGTTGGCGACCTTCGCGTCGGCCTTGGAATACGTGCCGGCGGCTTGGATCTCGATGTTCTGCAGGCGGGCATCGATGAGCGCGTTGCTCTTGTCGACGCGGAGCAGCGTTGACCCGACCCACCACAGGAGCGCAGGGATCACGGCGCCGAGAACGATCGATTGGAACCGTCGCTCGCGCGCGACGCTTCGTTCCTTTTTCTGCTGGAGCATGTCGGTGTTCTCGTTCATGCGTGACCTCGTTTGCGAGTCGTGGTCAGGGTCAGGGAATGGGTGGACTGCCGGGCCTGCGGAGTCCGCAAGCGTTGGCTCGATCAACCCACTCACGAGCCCCCGAATGCGGTGCGCGACGCGCCAGGCCCGGCACGTCCTGCTGAGGGTTGTTTCGTACCTACGGCGTGGACACCCCCTGCTGGTCCGGAGTCGACTTTCGGCGCGCTGTTCGTTGACTTGCCACGAACGCGGGTCAACACGCGGTGCACGAGCGCGACGTCCACGTCGAAGATCTTCGCGATCGCCCGCATGGACAGCTGGGCCTCGCGGGCAGCGACCATGAGCCGGTCGCGCGCCTCGCGCTGGCACCGAATCGCGATGTCGGCGGCGACGCCGGCGTCGTCGAGGCGCAGACCCGCGTTGTGGATCGTGTGGATCAGCTTCGCGCGGTCGCTGCTCACGGTGTCGTCTCCCCTGCCCTCGTGCGGATCACCACGACGCACCCGCCGCCTTCGATGACCTCGCCGCGCTCGATGACGAGCCGGTCGACCTGCGAGTCGTCCTCCCAGACCTCAGCGTCGGTGAGCGCGTCGAGCAGGCCCTTCATGCGGTTGTCGATGTCGTAACGCGCACCTGTCGGCGCGAACAGCCCGACGGTGACCGCGAGCCGACTACGCAGCGGTTCAGCCAGGCGCCCTGCCATGCGCTCCTTGCCGAGCGCGCGCTTGACCGCCTTCCGATACGCCTTGCCCTGGGCGGACACGTACGGCGACGCCTTGCCCTGCCGTACGGCGGTCCGCCAGTAGTGGTTCACCGATGGCGGGAACGGCAGATGGAGGGTGAGGTCGGGCATCGTGATTTCCGTCTATTTCGTCGATTTGTGTCGAAACGCGATCGACGGTTATGAGCAAGCTGTATCAAGGGTTAGAAGGTAAAAATTAAAATCGTCGATACTTTTCTATGTCTCTCTGGACTTCACATAGAAATAGCCCCCGCCGCGATTTCGACGATTTAGCTCTCAGCGAGTTGTGGTGCCGCCTATAACCGTCGATCAGGTTTCGACGGTTTCAGACGGTTTAGACGTTTATTCCTCGTCGCCGGCCTCGACCGCGACCCATGCCTGCCGCTTCCGGCCACGGCCGGAGAGGCCCGCGGACTCCACGAATGCGATGTCGCCCTTCGCGACGAGCGCGTCGAGCACGGTGCGGCGCTGGCGCAAGTCGAGGCCGTTGTAGAGCGCATTGGCGCGGGCGAGCTCGCGCTCGGTGCGTCCCTTCTCGCCGCCCTTCGCGATCGAGCGCAGGACATCGGCCTGCCACTGGGCGAAGCGCGACCCGTGCATGTGCTCACGCACGGCCTGCACGGTCCGGCCGGTCCAGTGGCGCACGTAGCGCACGGCATGGTCGACGAGGTCGGCGGTGATGCGCGGAGTGGCCGGATCGACCGACACGGCCAGGATGCAGGCGAGCCGCAGCACCTTCTCGACGCTGCGGCCCTCGAGTTCGGCGATGCCCTCGTCGTCGAGCGCGTCCATGGACTGGAGCACGTCAGCCTCGTAGGCGCGGATCGCGCGCATCGAGGCGAGGTCCATGGGCACGTTCGTCGTGGTCGGGCGCTCGCCGGCGCCATGGCCGCGCGCCGCGAGGTTGCCGCGGTCGGAAGCGTGGTTGCGCGACGCGTTGATCCAGTCGACCACCGAGGGCGGGACGGGCGTCGCGAACTTCTCGCCCATCGGCTGACGGCCGATGTCGGTCTGCACGCAGAGGAGGCGCGGCAGGAAGCCGCCCTCGATTGCGGATCCGGTGAGCGAGCCATAGAACGTCGCCGGCGTGGTCATGCCGAGCAACGTGATGGCCGGGTTGTAGACGACGCGCTTCAGCATCGCCTCGGCGATCTGCGGCGCGAGGTTGGCGGTGCTGTAGGCCTTCGGGCGCATGATGCCGTGGCAGTTGCCCCAGGACTCGACGAGCGCGGTCATCGCCGCGCGCGCGTAGTGCATGCCCTCGGACTGCGCGTTGCCGAGCAGCGCGCCGAGTTCGTCGATGAAGGCGATGTGCGTCGGCTGCAGCAGCAGCGACGAGAACACGGCGCTGTCGCTGGCGTAGCCGGATTGGCCGAGCAGCTCGGGCCATTCGGCCTCGGCGAGGATCGTTTCGATCGCGGTGCGTCCGTGCTCCTTGCCGCAGCCGGACTTGCCGACGAGCACGAAGTACAGCGACGTGAAGTTGCCGAACGGCTGCGCGACGTAGCGCCTGCCCGCGATGACCGATCCGAGCGCGAGCGCGGACGCGACCGCGAAATCGGGTTGCGGCTTCGCTGCGGTGGCCAGGGTGTAGCGGATGACTTCGCCGAGCGCGCCGGGCAGCTCGTGCAAACCCATGTCGCCGGCGCTCTGGACGTCGGCGACCGGGCGCGCGACGCGCACCGATTCCGCCGGCACCGCGACGCGCGGCGATTCGCCGGTCCAGCCGGCCTGCGCCGCCCACGCGAAGATCGACTCGACGTGCAGGCCTTCGCGCTGGCCGAAGCTGGCCCACTTCCGCCGCGTCGCGTTGACGTTGTACTTGAGGCTCCGCTGCGACCACGCGTCCCACAGCTCGAACGCCTCGGGCGCGTCGGTGGAGTGCAGCGCCATGCCGACCTGGAACCACGTCTCGTACGGGTCCGGGTCGAGGTGCTGCATCGCAGCCTGCAGGTCGACCACGCGTTGCGGCGAGAGGTAGCCGGCCGCGCGCACGCCCGCGCCGCGGAGCACGAGCGTGTCGGCGGACTTCGGCGTGACGAGCCATTCCGGCGCGGGCGCAGGCGTCGCGCCCTCGAGCGGGTCGGCGTCGGCGAGCCAGACGTAGGTGCCGCCGCTGTGATGGCGAGACGGCTCGGCGACGATGTAGCCGCCGTTGCCCTTGACCTGCACGCCCTTGCCGGGCGAGCGGATGACCTGATCGGCGACGTACTGGAACACGACGTGCTGGCCGCCGCCACCGGTACCCGCAATGATGGTATCGGGCATTTGCCCGCCATTGCGGTCGACGAAGTCGGCCCAGGTCGTGTCGCCGCCGTCGCGCGGGTCGATGTCGACGACGACGATGCCGCTGATCTCGCCGGTCGCGACGCCGATGTTCAGGCGCGGCTCGGTGGCGAACCAGCGGCGCAGCGTGGCGGCGTCCTTCGACGCGGACAGCGCGCCGTGCGGCGCGAACAGCGAGTGCGGATGCTTGCCGCGCGAGTTCGGCGACAGCACGAACTCGGTGCCGTCGGCGCGGCGATGCGCGGTCTGGCCATCATGGGCGAGGCCGCAACCGCATTCGCCACGCTCGTCGACCCAGTAGAGCGGAACGACTGCCCATCCGCGCGCGGCGTACGCCAAGGCATAGTCGGCTCGGCTGCGCCCATCCCCCGATGCGTCGATCATTTGCATTCCGGGCGGCCCTTGCCGCTCAGCATCGTGTCCGCGTAGTCGCGGAGCAGGACATGCAGCGCGGAATGCGTGCTCACAGGGACGACGACCATGCCGTCGGGATCGAGCGGAACGACGGTGAGCCCGAGGGCCGAGAGCACGCGCGCGGTTTCGAGGATGTCGAGTCCGCCGCCGTCGGGCGCGCAGGACTTCCAGCGGGAGACCCGCGTATCGGAGATCCCGGTTTCAGCGGCGACGGCGGACTGCCCGCGCTCGGCAAGCGCACGAAGGATCGCGGTTTGGATCGCCTGCGCGCCGGGCTCGCTCATCGGGCGCTCCGCATGGCGGCGGCGGCGATCTTGCGAGCGTTTGCGCGGCTCATGCGGCAGCCTGCGTCGTGTCGTCGGCCGCGGCTGATCCGTGGCGACGGCGGCAGAGCGTGCGCCGGTGGAGATTCCAGAGGCGCACGGCGACCATCCCGCGCGGTTCGCGTCGGCGACCGTGCTTGAGATCGGAGATACCTTGGATGCTGAGTCCGACCGATTCACCGATGAGCGTCAGCGACAGGCCGAAACGCTCGAGTTCGATTACTCGGGCCGACCAGTCGTTTTCGTCCTTTTCATGCCTCATGGATTCCAGTCTACCGCCGGCGGTAGGTCGTGCGCAACCGTGTGCGGTCCCCGCCGGCGGTAGTGACGATCCATGCGCCGTAGTAGCTGAGAGCCGGCATCATCCCGCCATGCCTAACAAACCGATCGTCAAGCCCGCGACGGCCATGGCCGCCCGTATTCGCGCTGCCCGTGAGGCGGCGCAGCTCACGCGCCCGCAGGCCGCGAACCTGGCCGGCATCCCCTACAACACGCTCGTGAACCTCGAAAAGGGCACGGTCGCGCGTTCGATGCAGTTGCCGAAACTGGCGGCCGTGTACGGGGTGAATTCGCTGTGGCTCGAAACAGGGCGCGGCCAGCGTGCATCGAAGGCGCCGGTCTCCCTCTCGGAAATCTCGTCGGGCGATGACCGCGAGTCGCGGCTGATCGCGATTTTCCGCACCGCCCCGGAGTCGGTGCGCGATGTCATCCTGCAGCATGCCGAATCGCTGGCGCAGCTGACCCGAAAGACCCTGAAATAGCGGGCGCCATCGCCTACCATTGACAGCACCTATCGGAATACCAGTTCCGATAGGTAATTTTCATGACGCACATCTACTGCACACGGTAGACATGCCTGCTCTTGGGTGATACCTTTCTACTGCCGGCGATAGACCGGCGGAGAACGGAACCCATGAGCACGAACCCGAACGCGAACCCGAACGCGAACCCGAAGGCAACGCACTGCGCCGCGATCCCCGACCATTGGGGCGCTCGCGCGATCGAAGTCATCGCCATGCCCGCGCACCCGGTCCCCGGCCTGCGCCGCCCGAATCCCCCGCTGGTGATGCTCGCGATGCTCAGCGGCTTGGCGATGGTCGGGCTCAACACGACCCGCGCCCGCGAACTCGCCGCGCTCCTCAATCAGGTTTCCGACGAACTCGACGCGGCTGACGCGCAGCAGGCCGAGGCATGAGCGCGCAGCACACGCCGACGCCGTGGCATACCGGCGAGGGAAAAGCCGAGCGGATCATTTACGCCGACGACGGTTTCGCAGTGGCGGACGCGGCCGTATTTCACGGCCGTCACGTGGAATCGCCGGCGAACAACGCCGCCTTCATCGTCCGCGCCTGCAATGCGCATGACGAGCTGGTCGCGGCACTGCGCCGCGCCGTGGAGGCGGCTGAGGCTCGGATGCCGAACGCGACGTTCCTCGCTGACGCCCGCGCCGCGCTGGCGAAGGCAGGTGCGCCATGACCGCCGCCGCCCACGATCAAGCCTCGATCCTCGACGAACTGCGCGACCTGCGCAGCGGCGTCGAGAACTCCGGACCGAAGGCATGGCGCGCGTTCCAGTTCGACGCGCATACCGTGACGGTGCGCATGCGCCACATCGGGTTCGGTCGCCACGGCCGCATCGTCCTGTTCGTGCACGACCCGCGCGTCGAGGCGTATGCCGGCGAACTCCAGTACGCGACCACGGACGAGGCGCTTGCGAAGGCGGCCGCCGCGATCGTGACCGGCAACTACATGGAGCACGCGCCGTGATGAATCGCGAAGCTCTCATCGACGCTGCCATCATCGCCGTCGAGTACGAGCTGCGCATCTTGCGCCGCAACTACTCGCTCGACACCGCATCGCTTCGCTTCGACCTCGCCAGTCCGCTGCGCTACCGCGACGCGCTCGACCGAATCGAACGCGACTACAACATCGACGTGTGCCTGCCGATGGAACTCATGGAAATGCTGCACGAGCGCCCGGCGCTCAAGGCGGTCGCATGAGCGCGCAGCACACGCCGACGCCCGCGCAGGCGCATGCGATGCATTGCATCAAGACGCGAGAGCCAATTCCACGAATGACGCGCGGCCGACTCGCGCATATGTACTCGAAACTTGTGGCGCGCGGATGGGCGGAATATTGCCGTGTCGGCGACCGCACAGACGGCCCGCATGCGTGTGTGAGGCTGACGGGTGCCGGAAGCGCCGCGCTGGCGAAGGCAGGTGCGGCATGAACGCACGCGACTGGACGCACCCGGAAAACCAAGAGGACTACGGCGCCGCGGAGAGTATCAAGCGTGCGGTTTGTTCGGCGATCGAGCACCACCGCGAGCTAATGCGCGTGTTCGCCGGGATGAATGAGCGCACGGCCTGCCATTCGCGCTGGCATCGTGACTTCTATCTGCGACGCGCTCGTCGCATCAAGGCAGGTGCCGCATGAGCACCGAACGCATCGACGTGGAAGCGTTGCTTGCCGCGATTGACCGCATGCCGGACATCGTGAATTGCGCGTCCGTTCACTATGCGGAATGGTGCGACGCTCCGGCACGCAGGGGATACGAACCTGACCCGACCGTCGTGCGATGGGTCGGAGAGGTTCGCAGAGCGCGCGATTCAATCGCTTCTATCCTCGCCGAGGTCATCGAGCGCCGGGCGCGTGATGCCGCTGTGGCAGAGCTGGTGGAGGCGGTCAAGAAGGCGCTGACGCACTCCGATCGCGTGAGGGACGAACGCCATTTCGGCCTGCGCGACAAACCAACGCAAGCGCATTACAACCGCATCGTCGCCGCCCTCGCCGCCATCCAAGGATCGCAGCCGTGAGCGTGCTTCCCATCCTGTCCGTCATGCGCCACTGCGCGACGCGGCTCGACATCGCTGCGGACCACGCCACAAACGAGGTCAGCAGCATCGATCACCGCGGGGCTGCGCGCGAACTTCGAGTTGCGCGGGCTCGCGTCGAAAGCGTTATCGCGGTGAGCGCGGCCTACTTCCGCGACTTCTGCGTTGACGAGTCGCGCGACGAACTCGTGACCGATCCAGACGGCAAGCGTCGCGGCCGCATCACCGGATGCAGCGCGGAACAGCACGAAGCGGCGAAGCGTCTGCGCGCCGCGCTCGTGCAGGTCGGTGCGCTGTGACCGCCCTCGCCGCTCGCCGCCGCAAGTCAGCGATCACGCGCGACACGCGCTGGCGCGATCGCAAGGGCCGTGAATGGAAGCACTCGCGCCGAGTCGCTGCGGGGATGCACGACTGCGAGACGGTCGACGGGCGCTTCGCTGGCATGTGGACCACGGACGAGATCCGTGCGGCGCTGGACGGCTACGCGCCGACGACGGAGCGCAAGCCATGACCGCGCGCCGCGCACTCGCGTTCTTGTGGGAACTCACGATCGCGACTCTCGTAGTCGTGATGCTCGGGCTCACGTTCGGCCTTTCCCTGCGGTGGCCCGCATGAAGCGGACCACGACATCCGCACTGCCGCGAGGCAGCGCATCCCGCCCGACCCCAGTCCGGCGCCTGGTTTCCGTGGCGAGTTCCCCCGCCACTACAGCAGGAGCGCGCGGCGCGCTGGAGCAACGCCGCGACCTTTCCGAGGCCGACGCATACGCACTCGCTGAGTGCCTGGACGGCGCGCCCGAACCACTGACGTTTGCCGCGCGACGCGGCGAGTGAGGAGCCATGGCTTTCGAGAACATCAACGCGGCCGCCGACCGGCTGCAGCAGTGCAAGGCCGCCGAGAATGCAGCGCGTGACGCGCGCATCGCGGCGGAAGGCGAGCTGATCGCGCTCGTCGGCGTGAAGGACGAAGGCGCGACCACGTTTCGCAGCGACCGCTTCAAGGTCACGACGACCGGCAAGCTCAATCGCAGCGTGGACGAGGCCGTGCTGAAAACGATCTGGCAGCACCTGCCGGACGCGATCCGCGACCGCGTGTTCCAGTTCAAGCCGGCCGTGTGCCTGTCCGAGCTGCGCTACGTCGAGCGCAACGACCCCGAGTTGCACCACCGCATCGCCGCCGCGATCACGGTCACGCCGGCGAAGGCGGCCGTGTCGATCGAACCCATCAACCTGACGGAGTGAGACATGAACGCCGAAGTTACCCGCCGCGGATTCCTCGACATGCAGGTTTGCGTGCCGCGCGACTGGACCGATGACCAAGTTCTCGCGTTCGCCGAGCAGGAGAACCCGTGCGGCACCGCCGACGGATGGCATATCCGGCGTCAGGGCGACGAGGCCCTCGCTGGCTGCGCCGAACGCGTCCAGTGCGAATCGCATGCGGACAACGTCCACGTGATGCTCGACGCCTGACAGATCACGGAGCGGAATGCGCAGGCTGATGCGCAGCCCGAAAGGGAGTCGGCGGGAGAGGAATAGTGCCCGCGAAGCCGGAGATCAGCGCCGGCCCGCTCCTCCCAACATGAATCCCATCACGGAGTAACCCGAACATGGCCATTTCCCTTTCCAGCATCGCTCGCACGACGCGCGCCAGCGCGCCGCCTCGGATCGTCGTGCACGGCGTCCAAGGTGTCGGCAAGAGCACGTTCGCCGCGAACGCGTACAAGCCGATCTTCCTGCCGTTCGAGGATGGACTGACCGGCATCGAGACGGACGCGTTCCCGCTCCTGACCACGTTCGAGCAGGCCGTGCAGGCGCTCGACAGTCTCGCCAACGAGCCGCACGAGTTCGGCACGGCCGTGCTCGACTCGGTCGACTGGCTGGAACCGCTGATCTGGAATCGCGTCGCACGCGACGCCGGCAAGGACTCGATCGAGGCGATCCCGTACGGCAAGGGGTACATCGAGGCGACGTCGTACTGGCGCGTTGTGCTCGAAAAGCTCAACGCGGTCCGCGCGCGCGGCATGGCCACCATCCTGATCGCGCACACCGAAGTGAAGCGGTTCGACGCGCCCGACATGGATGCGTTCGATCGCTACGTGCTCAAGCTGCACCGCGGCGCCGCGGCGCTCGTCGTCGAATGGGCCGACATCGTCGGGCTCGCCCAGGTCGAAACCGCCATCAAGAAGGAAGCGCAGGGCTTCCAGAACCGCACGCGCGGCATCGCCACCGGTCGCCGCGTGCTGCGCGTCAACGAATCGCCGGCGTACATCGCGAAGAACCGCTTCGGCCTTCCCGATCCGCTGCCGCTCGACTGGTCTGCGCTGGTGCAGGCCATCACCCCGCCGGCGCCGGCCGAACCGGCCGCCGCCTGATCCCCCGCAACCCCAACACCAACCCGCAAGAGGACACCATCATGGCTTTCATCGGTCAGTACGTCGATCCCAACGCTCAGCCGGCCACCGATTTCTCGCCCGTCCCGTCCGGCGAGTACGTCGCACAGATCATCGACTCGGATCTCAAGCCGACGCGCACGAACGACGGTCAGTATCTCGAACTCACCTATCGCATCGTCGAAGGGCCGATGACCGGTCGTCAGGTGTGGGCTCGCCTGAACCTCGACAATCTGAACGCCGACACCGTGCGTATCGCGAACGAGCACCTGGCGTCGATCCGCGCCGCCTGCGGGCTGCGTGAGTCGCCGGACTCCGCAATGCTGCACAACATCCCGCACATCATCCGCGTCGAGTTCATCCCGGCCGGCACGACCGACCGGCGCGGCCGCGTGCAGCAGAAAGACGGCAACGAGGTCCGCGGCTGGAAGCGCATCGATGGCGCGGCGACGGCTGCCGCTGGCCTTCCTCCGGCACCGGCTACGCGCGGCGTCGTCGGCAACGCCGCACCCGCCGCGCCGGCCGGCAAGCCGTCGTGGGCTCAGCCGCGCCCGGCCGGCGACGCCGCGGCCTGATTCACTCCGCCCCGGCGCGCCCGCACGGGCGCCGGGCTTTTTCGCGATCACCCCGGAGTACCCATGGACAACGAAGCGAACGCGACGGCAACCGTCGCGACCGAGGTCGCCGCCGAAACAATGCTCGGCGACCTCATGAAGCTGTGCATCGACGAGATGAAGGCCGCGCCCGACGTGTGGCAGAAGCTCGGCGAGGCCGAACAGCAGAACGTCATCGACCGCGTGCGCGAGCGCGTCCGCAACGCCGTCGAGGAATCGGTGCGGATCATCGCGACGCAGGGCTACGCGCGCATCCGCGGCACGCTGGAGAGCATCACGGTCAAGGACGGCATCAAGGCCGTGCTGTCGTTGCCGCAGTTCGATCCGAAGCGGCACGAACTCATGGATGCGCAGGGCTCCCGCGTCTACATCGTCGTCGCGGACGTCGAGGCGTTCTCCGGCGGCGGCAGCGACGTGAAGCCGGAGCCGGACCAGGGCGCGCTCGTGCTCGACAAGATCGACAAGATCGGCAAGGCCGCGAAGTCGAAGGGTGACGGGAGCGAGCCGGCATGAGCGACCGCATCTACATCGTGAAGGGAACGGGCGCGCGCTGGACGGACAGCGGCACGCCGCGACTCGTCCGCGCCTGCAGCAGGCGCAGGCGATTCGCCATGTCGCCGACGACCTGCTCGTGGCCGATGTCGCGAGCCAGAACGAACTCGTCGACCTCGTCGGTCGCGGCATGAAGGTCGAGGATGCCGCGGTGGCGCGCGCGCTGCAGGATGCGGCGAACGCGGCGCCGCCGGCTGGCTACGAGCACTCGTTCGGCAAGAGCGAGTAGACGCCCATGGTCGCGATCCCCGCCATCGCCGATCCGACCATCGATGCCCTGCGCGCCGCCGTCGAGGCGCGCGCAGCGGCCGAGGAACCGCGCACGTACCTGGGCATGTCGTCGATCGGGCGACCGTGCGATCGCGAGTTGTGGCTGACGTTCCGATGGGCCATGCCGTCGCCCTACTCCGTCGACGCGCTCTGGCGCTTCGAGGACGGCCACCGCAGCGAGGAAGTCATGGCCGCGCGCCTGCGACTCGTGCCCGGCGTGCACCTTCGCACCGTGGATCCGCGGACCGGGCAGCAGTTCGGCTTCGCCGACCTCGGCGGCCATTTTCGCGGCCACTGCGACGGCATGGTCACGGGCCTCCTGCAGGCGCCGAAGGCGCTGCACGTGTGGGAAGGCAAGGCGACGAACGAGAAGAAGCACGCCGACCTCATCAAGCTCAAGCAGAAGGTCGGCGAGAAGAACGCGCTGCACGAATGGGACTACACGTACTATGCCCAGGCTGTGATGTACATGGCGTACGCGGAGGCGCCGCGGCACTACCTCACGTGCTCGAGCCCCGGCGCGCGAGCGATGGTCGGCGTGCGCACCGACGCGAATCTTGACCTCGCGCGCACGCTGCGCGATCGCGCGGAGCGGATCATCACCGCGGCCGAGCCGCCGCCGAAGCTGTCGGACAATCCCGGCTGGTACCAGTGCAAGATGTGCCAGCTCTACTCGCTCTGCCACGGTCGCGCGATGCCCGCGGTCAACTGCCGCACCTGCGCGCACGCGACGCCCGAGATGGACGGCGACGGGCGATGGTCGTGCGCGCGGCGCAAGCGCGACATCACGAAGGCCGAACAGCTCAAGGGCTGCGCCGGCCATCGCTACATCCCGAAGCTGATCCCGTTCGCCGAGGCGGTCGATGCTGACCCGGTAGCGAACTGGGTCGAGTACCGCATGCCGGACGGCCGCACGTTCCGCAACGGCGATCCCGCGGCGAACTGCTACACCTCGGACGAGTTGCGCGTGATCGACCCCGCGATGATCGGTGACGCCGGCGCCGACCTCCTGCGCACGGCATTCGACGGCCGCCACGTCTAAGGCAGCGATTTCGCCCCTTGGGACGGCTTGACACAAACTACTGCGCACAGTAGATTGGATTCTGCCACTTACGGCTACGCAGCACGAACGGAGTTGGACATCATGACCATGCATCGGCACGCAATACCGCATCGCCGCGCGCGCGCTTCGCGCCGCACGGAACGCCGGGCGGGCGTTGCCTACCTGGGCGCGCCGGCCTCCTTGATCGAGCGCCCGCGGCGCTGTCGCCGGCGCAGGCCGGTCGATGGCGGTACGACGCCGGCCGCTGCGATGAAGGATGCGCCGTGATGCGCGAGCAGCGTGGTTTCCACTTCCCTCGCCGCGTACTCGCATCAGCGTTGCGCCCTGGCGAGATCGTGGTCGACCTATTCGCCGGCGGCGGCGGGGCGAGCGAGGCGCTGCGCCAGGCGCTCGGCCGCGATCCCGACATCGCGATCAACCATGACGAATGGGCGATCGGCATGCACGCGGCGAACCATCCGTTCACACGGCACATGTGCGAGGACGTCTGGGAAGCGGATGCGCGCGTCGAGTGCGGAGGCCGGCCGGTCGGCTGGCTGCACGCGTCGCCCGACTGCACGCACTTCTCGCAGGCGAAGGGCGGGCAGCCGCGATCGCGCGCGACGCGCTCGCTCTCGTGGGTCGTGACGAAATGGGCCGGCGCGGTGCGCCCGCGGATCATCAGCCTCGAGAACGTCGAGCAGATCCGGAAGTGGGGGCCGCTGAGGGCGAAGCGCGATCGCGCGACCGGTCGCGTCGTCAGGCTCGACGGCACCGTCGCGGCGCGCGGCGAGCGCGTGCCAATCGGCGAGCAGTTCCTGGTCCCCGATAAGCGACACGAGGGCCGCACCTGGTGCGCGTTCATTGCGTCGCTCTGCCATCTCGGCTACGTCGTCGAGTGGCGCAAGCTCCGCGCATGCGACTACGGTGCCGGGACCAGCCGTACGCGCCTGTTCCTGATCGCACGCCTCGACGGCGAGCCGATTCGGTGGCCGGAGCCGACGCACGGACCCGGGCTCGTGCCGTTCGTGACCGCAGCCGACTGCATCGACTGGTCGCTGCCGACGCGATCGATCTTCGATCGGCCGAAGCCGCTCGCGGAGGCGACGATGCGCCGCATCGCGCGGGGCATCCGCAAGTTCGTGCTCGACGCGGCGCAGCCCTTCATCGTCGAGTACTGCGCGCCGGTGCTCACCGAGCACGCGAACGCGTCGCGCGCCGCGAGCTGGCGCGCCGACGAGCCGCTGCGAACGCAGTGCGCGAACGTGAAGGGCGGACACTTCGCAGTCGCGACAGCGACGCTCGTGCAGACGGCGCACGGCGACGGCGACGGCACGACGAAGCGCCGCGGCGGTGGTCACCACGACACGCAGGCGCCGCTGCCGACCATCGACCGCACCGGAAACAGCATAGGCGTCGCCGCCGCGACGCTGGTGCAGACCGGCTACGGCGAGCGCGAGGGGCAGGCGCCGCGCGTCCCGGGCCTCGACAAGCCGCTCGGAACCGCCGTCGACGGGGTGAAGCATGCGGTCGTCGCCGCACATCTTGCGAAGTTCCGCGGCGATAGCGCCGGCAGCGCCGCGACAGAACCAGTGCCGACGATCACGTCTGGCGCCGGAGCAGCGCGCCCGGCTGGTCATGCGCATGCGCTCGGCATCGTGACCGCCTTCATCGAGCAGGCCGCCGGCGGACCGAACAGCAACACGTCACCGCCGCGCGCCGCGGATGAGCCGCTGAGCACGATCGTCGGCAAGGGCTGCACGCAGCGCCTCGCGATGGCGCACCTCATGCACGCATCGACGTCGAACGTGAACGGCGGGCGTGGTCGACCGGATCTGCCGCTCCGCACGATCCTCGCCGGCGGCGAGCACAACGCCATCATCGAGTGCGAGCTGTCGCCGGAAGCCGAGGCCGGCGCGCTCCGGGTCGCCGCGTTCCTCGTGAACTACTACGGAAACGGCCAGGCGCTCGACCTCGCCGAGCCCGCCGACACGATCACCACGCGCGACCGCCTCGCACTCGTCACCGTGCACGTCCGCGGCGTCCCGTACGTGATCGTCGACATCGGCCTGCGCATGCTCAAGCCGCACGAGCTGTACGCGGCGCAGGGCTTTCCGGCCGACTACATCATCGACCGCACCGCCGACGGTCGCGCGATCAACGGCACGCGCGCCGTGAAGATGGTCGGCAACAGCGTGAGCCCGCATCCACTCGCTGCGCTCGCGCGAGCGAACCTCGATAACGCTGCCGAGTCGAGGGCCGCCGCATGACCCCGCGCCAGCTCGCCGCCACCGAGTTCGTCGGCGCCTTCGAGGCGATCGCCTACCTGCGCGGTCGCGATGCCGCGCTGCGCGATCCGCGAGTCCAGGCGGCGCGGCGACGGTACCTCGACGAGTGCACGGCCAGCGCGCTCGAAACCCTATCGGTCGCGGCCTGACCGCGGATCACCAAGAGGACGAATCGATGAAACGCAAGGCGATCACACAGCGCGAGGCGCATGCTCTGCGGAAGCGCGTCCGCGAGTTGGAAGACGTGCTGGAAGGCCAGCGCAACGCATGGGTGCGCGAATGGGTCGGCGGAACGCACGTCGCGAGCTTCGAGACGGCGCAGGCCGACGACCGCTTCGCGGCCATCCATACCGCGCGCCGCCTGGGCCATGCGGTCGTGCTCGTGTCGAACAGCTATCGGGTCTTCAACGCGTACGCGATCCAGCTGCAGGGGAAGCCCGAATGATCGCGTTGCCGCCGTTCCTGCTGGATCCGCTGCGCCAGAACGTGCTCGCCATGATGGCATCGCGCGCGCCTGACCGGATCATCGGTGGCGACGACGATCCCTACTTGCTCCGGTGGCACCTCACCGAGCGGAACCGTCAGGGGAACGCGTACGCGCACGAGTTTCGCCGATCAGATGACGACCGCGCGCTGCACGATCACCCGTGGGAAAGCTGCAGCATCTTCCTGCGCGGCCGCTACATCGAGCACACGATCGCTGCTGGCGGCGTCCGCCACCAGGTCATGCGTGCCGCCGGCGATGTTGTGTTCCGCGGACCGACAGATGCGCATCGCATCGAACTAATCGACGGCGATCCCCCGCCGATCACCCTTTTCCTCACCGGCGCAGTGATCCGCGACTGGGGCTTCCATTGCCCGGACCGAGGGTGGGTGCACTGGGAGCAGTTCATGAATCCCGCCGACGGCGGTTCAACAATCGGACGAGGCTGCGACGCATGACCACGACCACCCACCACGCCATCTGCACCTGCTGCGGCACCGGGAAGCTGACCGTGACGATCGACGACGCGGGACCGCACTGGGGCGATTGCCCGGACTGCGGGAAGTCGCCGCTGAGCATGTCGCCGGAGACGCACGCTGCGCTGATGGCGGAGCACGAGCGCGCGAAGGAGCGCGGCGATGCGTGAGCGTCCGATCTTGATGTCGGCTCCGATGGTGCGAGCGATCCTCGCTGGCACGAAGTCGCAGACGCGGCGCGCGGTGAAGCTGCCGCATGCGCACCCGCTCGGCGAGTGGGAACCGACAACGTTCGGCGGCACCGATGCGCGCGGCATCGAGCACGACGAACAGGCCGCGATCTGGCATACCCGCACAGGGGAGACATTCGGTTGCCCCTATGGCGTGCCTGGCGACAGCCTATGGGTGCGCGAGACGTGGACGTGGACAGGCGGCTCGCTCAACCATCCGCACGACGCGCCGCTTCCTGCGGGAGCGTACGACGAACTCTCCGTGCGCTATGCAGCCGACGGCGCCAAGCGCACGATCGAGACGGGAGGTCGCGTGCTTCCCGTTCCGAAGCAACCGCCGCGCCGCGACGGCGAGGTGTACTCCCTTCGCGATGCGCCGGCCGACTTCGTCTACACCGGCGATAACACCTACATGGATCGCCTGGATCGTTGGTGGAAGCGGAAGATCCCCGGCATCCACATGCCCCGCTGGGCCTCGCGCATCACGCTCGAAGTCACCGACGTGCGCGTCGAGCGGCTGCAGGCGATCAGCGAGGCGGATGCTTGGGCGGAAGGTGTCGAGCATGGAGTCGACCATCTGCCGGATCAGGCGATCTATGCCGCGGCGCGGCGCCTCGGCACGACGTTCGAGGATGCTCGTCCCTCGTTCGTCGCCCTTTGGGAATCCATCAACGGCGCCTGCTCTTGGGACGCGAACCCGTGGGTATGGGTCGTTTCGTTCAAGAGGATCGAGGCATGAACACGCGATGGTGGCGAACGCTGGAAACGCTGCTCACAGCCGCGTTGTTCTGGATCGGCATGGTTATCGCCTACGCCGACCACTTTGACAAGGCGACATTCTTCGTTGCGCTCGCCATCTACCTATCGCCACGGGAGTCCAAGGCATGAACACGCGGGAGCGGGAAGTGATGGATGCGCTGGCGGCGGCGTTGCGAACCAGCAAATGCCCTGCCGAGACATACATGCAGGCGGCGGAATGCGAGTCGTGCAGTTGCGATATCGGCCCTGCCCTCGCCGCCTATGACGCCCTCCTCGCCGAAGGAAGCGCGAGCAGCGAAGGGGCGGAGGCGGTTGCGTACGTGCCGGTGCATCCGCGCAATGGGCCGCTGTGGGCGAATACGACGCCCGAGCCGAACGCGGAGCGGTTGCCGAGCTATCCGCTCATGCCTCTCTACGCCCGCCCGCAGCCCGCGCAGGGCGAACCGGAAAGGTTTTGCGGTACTGTCGTTGAAGGTCAGCAGCATGTCTGCGCAAAGTGGCGTGATACTGAAGGTCGGCGATGCACAACGTTCGTGACAGCCGACGAAATCGGTGCCCTCTGGCGCAGTCAATTCGCGCAGGGCGAACGCGAGCAGCGTAGCTGCGAAGGATCGGAGCGGCGGCCGATAGCGGATGAGGTGGTGGAGCGCGCTTCGTTCGAGGCGTGGATGGATCGCGATTGGCCGCTGTGGCGCAACGACGTCGACAATCCGAACGTCGCGCGTCTGCGCCGCTTGTACGATTCGATGCAGCCGGAGCGGCGGCCGCGCGGCCTGCCTGCCGGGAGCGATGCGAAGCTGGCGGACACGCAGCGAGCCATCATCGAAGCCGCCGAGCAACGCGGATACGACCGCGCCGTCGCAGAGCGCCGTACCGCCACCGCAGAACAGCCGTCCTGCGGGCAGGATGCGCGGGATGCGGCGAGGTATCGGCATATCCGCCGAAACGACGTCCACTGCGACCGCTTCCACCACACGGTTAGCGACGACTGCCACCCGCCAACGCGTCAGCTCAAGCATGGCGAAGAACTCGACGCAGCCATCGACGCAGCCATCGCCGCCCAACAGCGGCAGGGTGGTGCACCGTGAGCCGCACTCCGAGCGCAGAGACCCAACTGCGCAACCTGAAACGCCACGCGAGCGATATCGAGAAGCGCTTGGCCGAATCGTTGCGCGCATCCGGCGCGTACCGTGCTCGCGCGACGAAGGCCGAGCAGGAAGCGGCCGAATGGCGCCGCCGGTTCGACGAACTGCTATTCCAGCGAGGCAAGCCATGACCAACGAACTCCGCACCAACGACGAACCGCAGCGCATCCTGTTGGAGGCGAGCAGGCGCATTCAGGCGTGCTATCCGAACGGGACTCGGGTTGAAGCGATGATCGACGGCGAGCGCGTTACCGGAAGAGTTAGCTATGTCGGACTCACAACGAGACGCACGTATGTGAATCCGGAACTGTTCGTGATCGTTTCGGACTTCGAGCAGCATCCATTCTCCCCCGCCGTCCATCCCCACCGGGTGCTGCCATGAACAGCAAGAGCACGAACAACGAATCCCCCGCCGCGCTATCGTTCGCGCGTGATGACATCGTGTTGCACAAGAAAACGCAGCACACCTATCGCGTGCTCGGCCGCTGCATCATCGAGGCGACGCTGGCCGATTGCTACATGTACCGAGGATCGGACGGCCGTACGTGGATTCGACCCGCCGCCGAAATGGAAGATGGCCGTTTCGTGCTCATCGAATCCACCGCTCCCGGCGCAAGCGAGAGCCGAGGGAGCGTGCCGGATGGGTTCGTGCTGGTGCCGCGCGAGGCTACCGAGGCGATGTGCGATGCCGGCAACGAGGGCGCTGCGCCGTACATGGTCGATGCCAAACTGCTGTGGTCGCAAATGCTCGCCGCTGCCCCCACGCCGCCAGCCGTTTCCAACGGAGAGCCTACGTCCGGCCACTGGATGATGGCGTTCGCCGAACAATACGACCGGATCGGCGATGCTGACTGCACGACGGACTTCAACGACCTGGAGCGGCGCGCTCGCGAACTCGCCCGCAGCGCAGCGGCGAAGGGGGAAGGATGAGCGGCCTTTCGATCCGTGTGATTTGCGAACGAACAGCGGACGTTCCGCAAGGCCCTCTGTGCGTGAATTGGGCTTACCGATTCGGCATGCCGATCGAGCAGAATTTCAGGTGTTCTGAGCTTCGCGACGAATCGATGGACATTAGCGCTAGTGTTGCGCAGTCAGCGGGGCTTGGTTTAAGCGGCGGAAGAATTCACGCATTCCGCTGCGCGCTGTTCGATGCGTCGCTCGCGTACGATTTCGGTATCGGTGTCACCAAATGCAGAGAGTGCGCTGCACAGGAGAAGCCGCGATGAGCACGGTAGGGCTGACGAAGGCGGAAATGAGCGGATTGCAGTACATTCGCGGCGATCACGAGTGCATGCCAACCGCGGCTACCTTCGGCCGACTTCACGATAGAGGGTTGTGCACGCCCGGTGGCGGTCAGCTCACACCCCGCGGCCACGCCGCCCTCGCTGCGCCGAGGATGACGCAGGCGGAGTACAAAGTGTTGGAGTTGTGCATTGACAAACACGTCGATTTAATTCTCCAGAGGGCGGGAAGTCTAAAGTCGTGGAAAGCGTTACGTGACGCAGGTTATATAGGTTACGAAGTAGACGGAGATTACTTGCAAATCGTCTGCATATTTCCTGCCGGCCGCACCGCACTCAACAACGTAAGGGCTGCTATGGGTAGCCCGGATTGGAAGGAGGGGTTGTGAAAGACATCGACGACAACAGCGGATACGCCGCGCTCTGGCTGTGGTTCGGCCTGAGCCGCGCTGGATGGCTGACGATGCCGCGCGTGCTACTGCACGAAATGCCGGACGACTGGCAGCGGCGCATGGCGGAGCTGTTGAACGAGTGGAGCGATGCATGGCCGAATCAACCGGATGTAGTTCCGCACGTCTCGTTTAAGTGCGCCGGTAAGTTTGTCAAGGGTCCGGGATGGATCTCGAACTATCGGTATCCGGACCGCGCCGCTATCAATGAGCTGCGGATCGCTGACAGATGATGCAGCTACGTCACTACCAACGCGCGGCCGTCGACACGACCTGGAACTTCCTCGCCGCGCGCGCCGAGAGCCCGTGCATCGTGCTCCCGACCGGGGCAGGCAAAACGCTCGTCATGGCCGAGCTGATCCGCGGCGGCATGGAGCAGTGGCCGGCGCTGCGTGTCGCCGTTCTCGCGCACACGCAGGAGCTTGTCGCGCAGAACGAGGACAAGTTGCGCCGGCACTGGCCCGATGCGCCGACCGGGATCTACTCGGCCGCGCTCAAGCGTCGCGATCGCTTCGAGCCGGTGATCTTCGCCGGCATCCAGTCCGTCGCCGACAAGGCGATGCAGCTCGGCTCGTTCGACCTGATACTCGTGGACGAGGCGCATCGCATCCCGCTCCGCGGTGAAGGTCGCTATCGCACGTTCATCGAGGGCGCGCGCCGCGCGAATCCGCACGTGCGCATCGCAGGTCTCACTGCGACGCCCTACCGACTCGGCGGCGGCCCGGTGTGCGGTCCCGACTACGTGCTCAACGAAGTCGCCTACGAGGCGCGCGTCGGCGACCTGATCCGCGAAGGGTTCCTCTGCCGCCCGGTCAGCAAGGCCGGCATGTCGCGCATCGATCTGTCGCAGATGCACAAGCGCAACGGCGACTACATCGAGAGCGAACTGGATGCCGCGAGCAGCAAGCATGAACTCGTCGAGGCCGCGTGCGACGAGATCGTCGCGTACGGCGCGAACCGGCGTGCATGGATCGTGTTCGCGGCCGGCTCCAAGCATGCCGCACTCGTCACCGACGCGCTCCGTCGCCGCGGCATCGCCTGCGCGTGCATCACGGATAAGACCCCTGCGGGCGAACGCGAGGCCAGCATCGACGCTTTCCAGCGCGGCACGCTGCGCTGCCTGGTGAACGTGAACATCCTATCCGAAGGGTTCGACGCGCCGATGGTCGATCTCGTCGTGCTCATGCGATCGACCATGTCCGCCCCGCTCTACTACCAGCAGGTCGGCCGCGGGTTCCGCCTGTTCCCCAGCAAGGACGATTTCCTCGTGCTCGACTTCGCCGGTAACGTCGAAGAACACGGCCCGGTGGATGCGATACGCCCGCCGAAGAAGCCGGGCCAGAAAGCGACGAGCGCAGCGCCGGTCAAGGAATGCTCGAAGTGCCATGCGTTCGTGCCCGTGCAGACGCGCACCTGCGAATGCGGGCACCAGTTCTCGTTGCTGGAGACCGGACCGCGGCACAGCGCGACGGCCGGCGACTCGCCGATTCTGTCGACCGAGGTCGTCAAGCCGAAAGCGTTCGCCGTGGACGCCGTGCGCTACAGCAAGCACGAGAAGCCCGGCAAGCCGCCGAGCCTCAAGGTGACGTACACCTGCGGCATTCGATTTTTCAGCGAGTGGGTTTGCCTGGAGCACGGCGGCGAGGCGCGCGCCCGCGCGTGCGCCTGGTGGTTCCTGCGCACCGGGCAAATGATGGTGCCGCGCACCGTCGACCATGCGCTGACCCTCGTCGAGACGCTCCGCAAGCCCACCGACATCCTCGTGCGCGAGCACGCCAAGTTCCCGGAGATCCTCGATCATGCATTCGACGATGACGCCCGCGCAGCGTGACCGCGCAATCCATCACCTCGAGTTGACCATCCGCGTGATGCGCGACGCACCCGTGCGCACCACATGCGCCGAGTGCGACCACTTCGATCAGATCAGCGGCAAGTGCGCGCAATGGGGGCAGATCGTGCCCGCCGACGCGCGCGCGGCAGGATGCGCCGAATGGCGCGAAGGAGTTCCGTTTTGAACACGACGACGAAGCCCGCGACCGCGTGGATGAGCGCGCGCGAGGTCATGGCCGACCTGAGCATCAGCCGGTCGACGCTTTACCGCCTGATCGAACGGGACGCGTTCCCCGCCCCCGTGAAGATCGGCTATATGTCCCGCTGGCCGGCGCACGAGGTGGCGGCGTGGAAGACGCGACTGGAAGCTCGAGCGGCGTAACGCTGCAGCAGTGCGCGGCCCACGCTTCCGCGAGCGCCCGCCGCTTCGCGAGCAGGTTGCCGCGGCGGTACGCCTGCTCGGTCTTGTCGCCGACGGTATGCGCCAGCGCGATCTCGATCGCATCGGCTGGGAAGTCGGTCTGCTCGGTCGCCCAGTCCTTGAAGGTCGAGCGGAAGCCGTGCACGGTGACGTCGTCTCGGCCCATGCGACGCAGCAGCATGAGCATCGCGTTGTTCGAGATCGCCGCCCGCCGATAGCTGAACAACGGCCCTTCGGTGACGCCCGTCTCACGCACGACGTCGATCGCGGCCGCCGACAGCGGCACGACGTGCTCCCTTCCCGCCTTCATCCGCGCCGCCGGCACAGTCCATCGCGCATCGGCCAGGTCGAGCTCGCCCATCGTCGCCCGCCGCGCCTCACCGGTACGCGCGCACGTGAGGATCGTGAAGCGCAGCGCGAGCGCGGCCGGGCCGGAGATCGCGCGCAACGCGGCCATGAACGCCGGCAGCGCCGTGTAATGCAGCGCGGCCATGTGCTGCACGCGTGACACGCGCGACGGCTTCGGCAGGATCCTCTGCAGGTGTCCTCGCCAGCGCGCCGGGTTCTCGTTGCCTGGCGCGATGTAGCGCTTCACACCGGCATAGTCGAGCACGGCTTCGATGCGCTGGCGCACGCGCGTTGCCGTTTCGGTCTTGGTCGTCCAGATGGGCTCCAGCACGCGCAGCACGTGCGCGAGATCGATCGCCTCGACCGGCATGCGGCCGAGCACGGGGAAGGCGTACGTCCCGAGCGACTGCCGCCATTGCTCGGCATGCTTTGCGCTGCGCCAGCCGCCCGCGTTCGCTTCGATGAACTCCGTTGCGACGGTCTCGAAGGTGTGGGCATTCTGCGCGCGCACGCGCACCCGGGCATCGATCGGGTCGATGCCTTCCGCCAGCTGCCGTCTGCACTCGGCGGCGCGCGCGCGGGCCTCAGCGAGCCCGACCATGGTCGCGGAGCCGAGACCCATTTCGCGTGCGCGGCCTCGCAGCGTGAAGCGCAGAACCCAACTTCGCGAGCCGGTTGCGGTAACCTGCAAGTACAGGCCGCCGCCGTCGGACAGGTAGCCAGGTTGCGTCGCGGTGGCGACGGTTCGTGCGCTGAGTCGTTGAAGTTGGCGCAT